ATCTACCCAATTAGTATTGATTAAATTATCATTCTGATCAAATGTTTTTAATTGAATGCGTTCCATTATATTTCTACTCAACCTTTTAGAAGATTGCTCGAAACTTGGGAAATATGTTTCCACCTCAACTGATAAATTCAAAAGCAGTTTATTATTATCTGCATATGTGAAAGTGTACTTTTTATCAATATTTTCATTTTCTGGAAAATGAAATTGCGCTGGAATACGAGTTCCTTTATATCTAAAATACATTACTCTATTGCTATAAGTTAGATCTAAAATATTTTCTGCAATTTTAAATGCTTGATTTATGCTAGCTGTTATAACTTTGATATCGAATTTTATTTGCATAGGTAAAGCATACAGTTGTGCAGAATACCCAGTAAGAATATTTTCGTCTTTTATATTCTTTTCCGTTTGAGTAAACTGACCCCTAACGAAACGATTAGTAATATCACTACTTTTTATTTGGAATGAATTTAGCGTAACAATTCCTCTAGGAATCATATCATATGTCCCTTCTGCTACTGGAATTCGGCAATCAGCAGGTAGTCCAATATAAAAATCTTTTAAAAAACCTTCATCTGTTCCATAATTATACATAAATGGAACATTATACGTTTCGGTACTATCATTTCTTGCAATATTTATAGTCATTACGCTATTTAATAAATCAAGAAAGGATATTGATAAATTTCTAAGAAAAATGTCATCTGTGTTTAGAGTCTTCATACAGTTATTTATTCACACAAAAATAGCAGCCAGTTAGCTGCTATTTTTGATCTTTCTCTAAATCGAGGAGCCGATGGGATTCGAACCCACGTCCGCCAAGCAACAAATTAAACTTTCATTCACACGCTTATTCGGTTTTTCTAAGCCGACAAATTTTTTGCCTTTATTTTTTGAGCTGACATAAGACTCAGTCAGTGAATACTTGCCGATATTGGGCTTCGACAATCTTCAAAGCGGTACTTATTGCCCTTTTCCCGCATTCGCACATTTGGTCGTATGAAATTGGGCAAGTGCGGCCCAATGTTTAAGCAACTAATGCTAGTTCTTCAACGCTTTCATTAACGAGAGACTCGTTAACAATGCTCCAAAATGAAGTGTTGCCACTTACGTGTTTGATAAGTTTATCGAGATTTATCATCCTCGGCGTGCAAGTCTAACCGGTTAAACTTACGTCAATAACCTGCCGACCCCAAATATTCGTACTTATTATACTATGATTATTTATAGTTGGTTTACTTAAGTATTTGAATTAATTCAAATGGGATATAAATAATAAGAAAAGATACCTTTAGTAAATGGCCAACCTCTCAAGTCAAAATAGTTCATTGAGACTCTTCACAAGTTTGAAGATTAGAATCTCTGATATACTTGGCGAAACTATCACATATCTTCAAGAAACATTTAAACAAGGACGAGCTATTTTTACTGCAGCTTCTCCGTTTGGTCAATTATTAATAGTTTTTGAAAATCTTAGCCAATTAATTTTCTATTATATCGAGGATTCAATTACAGAACTAAATATAAATGAAGCGTCTAGAGCATCTTCTATTTATAGTTTAGCTTCATTATCTGGCCATAACCCAAGTAGGGCAATTGGATCAACTGCTCAAGTTCGATTATTGAGAAAACCTGGAATAATACCAACTACGAATAAAGTAATTCTAAATAATATGTTTAGACTTACCTGTTCAAACAATGGATTAACGTATATTATGGAATTGCCACAAGATGAAGTTAGACTCAATTTAACTGGTGCGGAAACAATGGCAGTTTTTAGTATTCGACAAGGAAATATTGAAAGTCAAACGGTTACAGCTAAAGGTAAACCCCTAGACAGTTTTAGTATAGGTTTTCCAAATAATTTTTATATTGATCAATTTAAAGTAAATTGCTATGTAAATGGAGAACAATGGACAAAATATGAATCATTACTTGATATTCCAAGAAATGCAAAGGGCTTTATTACTCGAACCGGCATAACAAATGGCCTTGACTTATATTTTGGTAATGGATCTATGGGCAGAATTCCTGATGCAGGTAGTGAAATCATTTTAGAATACTTAGTATCTGAAGGTGCTGGTGGTAATATTAGAGTAGATGATCCAGCCCAAGTAAGATTTACTTTTGCAGAAACTGCATTTTCTCCACTAGGCGAAGAAATAAACCTAAACGAATATTTTGATATTGCTACAATTAGCCCACCGAGTTTTGGAGTTGATCCTGAGGATATTGAACTCACTAGACTTATTGCGCCAAAAGCATCAAAGAATTTTGCACTTGTTAATATTGATAATTATGAGGTGTTATTACACAAAATGCAAATGTTTTCAACAGTTAGAGTTTTTCTTAATGAATTAGACAGACGACTGATTAATGTCTTTTTGATACCTGATGTTACTCAACTTTTTAAAACCAGTGCTGATTATTTTAAGTTAGGATTGGACAAATTTGTATTAACTCAATTTCAAAAAAATGAGCTTTTAAAATACATAGAGCGATCTGGTACAAAAGCAGTATCAACCGAAATCTCATTACTTGATCCAACTCTTATAAAATATGTATTGAACATAAGCGTAATTGGTAATTACTTTATTAAATTATCACGTAATGATAGAGTGCCAAAGAGTGATTTAATTACAGTAGTCGAATCCGTTAATGGTGTTGACTCTGTAAGTATCTCAGTCGTATCAGAACTTAATGAACTATCATTTATACAAAATCCAGAAAAAGATCAAAATTCATTTGTTGGGCTGGATGAATTTAATGATATAATAATGAAAATAGATGAATTTCCAGTAATTAGAGGTGGCTGGACTGATCGATATGGAAATTCTTATGCTGAAGGTATTTCAGATACATCATTAGGTGCAGTAAATGTAGAAATAAAAGCAAAAAAAGCAAACCGTAAAAAACTAACATTACTATGATAAGAAATTCTATATATTGGACAGTTTATAATAGAAAAGATAAACGTTTGCATTTAGGCTTTAGATATAAAGACCAGGTTTTAAGAAAATCACTATCTAACCAAATGTTCGGTTCAAATGCAATATTAGATTCATTCTTACGATATATGGAATCTTTTATCTATGAACATATTGAGGCAGTTAAGCAATTAAAAATCTTTGCTAATCCAGCACTAGATAAAAACGAAAATAGGATAAACTAATGGCCCAACCAGTTTTTAACAAAGAAAAAAAGTCTCAAATTCGAGGCGAATTAGAAGATTTATTGCGCGGTTATTCTAATAATCCGCATGTTCCGGAAGAAGATGTGATTGACGAACAATTGGGTGAAATTATTGCTGCGCCACCGATAGATTTCGGGGAAATGAATAAAAAGTTTGAGAAACAGGCTAAGGAAATAACTGGCTCTATGCTCAAATTTTATGTTGATTTAGGAGTAATTGACTCAAATGAATATTTAGTACAAAAACGAATTTTAGATAATTCAAATATTCAAAATATCTTTTTTCAATTAAAAACATTACGCATGGCTATTGAAAAGATAGCTGAGGAAATAAATCAAGGGAATACTCACCCAAGACTTTTTGAAGTATTTGGGCAATTGCAAGATAAATTAACTAATGTTATAAAAACACAAGCGAATTATGTTTTGTTCTTAGAAGATACATATAAGAAGATGAACCAGGATATTACTCAACGCGGATCACAATCTTCTGTTACACCACTAATTACTGAGCCTAAAGATTTTTATATAACAGCAGGCACAAAAAATATAATGAAAGATATAATCGTCGAGGAAATAGAACCGGATGACGATCGCCATTTAACCCATCCAGGTAAAAAACTTCAAGTAATGGAACAATTTGGAGTTTCTCAAAAAGTCACAGAAGACTCAATAGACGATTTATCAGATGACGTTAATGCATTAATATGAAAGACTTTATAACGAATACAGGTGGATCATCTTCGATAAAATTATCGAATTTAGATCAGGATAATTTAGCGATTTGGACTACAAATCGATATACTAAATTATTAGATGATATTGAAAATGGTGCAATTGATATAAAAACTGTACGAAATTCACCATTTAAAGATAATGAAGTTTCTTGGAAAAAGGCTAATTTAATTTTTGAATATACACCTGAAGAAGTAGAGGAAATTCGTAAATGTAAAGCAGATGTTATTTATTTTGCAAATAAGTATGCGCAAGTAATGACAGAAGAGGGTATTCAACAAATAATACTTAGGGATTACCAAGAAGAAATATTAAGTGCATTTAAGAAAAATCGGTTTAATATATTAGATGCGTCTCGGCAGATTGGTAAATCTGTAATGTCAGCTATCTTTATTGCATGGTTTCTAATATTTAATACTGATAAGAATGTTCTAGTTGTAGCGAATATTGCAACAACAACTAAAGAAGTTTTAGATAAAATTAAATCTATACTTGAAAATTTGCCATTCTTTTTAAAACCTGGTTGTATTTCTAACAATGTAATGTCTATGAAATTTGACAATGGCTGTAGATTAATAGGTAGAACAACTACTAAAAATACAGGTATTGGTTTTGCTATCAATTTGCTATACATTGATGAGTTTGCCCACATTAACCCATCATACTTGAACTTTTTTTATCGGGCTATTTACCCAACTATTTCAGCATCCACTCAGTCTAAGATTATTATTACATCGACTCCTAACGGTATGAATAAATTCTATGAAATTTATATGGATGCTGTAGAAGGGCGTAGTGAATATGTACCATTACGAGTAGACTGGTGGCAAGTCCCAGGAAGAGATGAAAATTGGAAAAAATTTACAATTGCAAACTTAGGTTCTGAAGAAGATTTCAATCAAGAATATGGTTTACAATTTTTTTCATCTGATGTATTGTTATTATCCTCAAAAACACTTAAGAAACTTTTTAATCTTAAAACCGACTATGTTATTCCAGATTGGGCACAAGAACCAGATGTTATTGATTTGCTTGACGGTTTATCATTTCATCCAAATATGGCTAAATTAACAATAGATGACATTCGGAATGATGGAAACACGTATATTTTATCAGTTGATACAGCAGATGGTCTAAATCGAGATTATTCAATTGTTAATATTTTCAAATTTGTAGCTCTTCCGTTAAATATGTTAGAATTAGTTAAGGATTTCATAAAAGTTGAAACTGATATATTTGCATTGGTTCAGGTTGGTACATTTCGTACAAATACTAAAGACATTAACCAGTATTGTAATTCACTAGAACACATATTATTTAATGTATTTCAACCAGAAAAAGTTCGATTATTAGTAGAACTAAATCATAAAGGCGAGTATATCTTAGAGAAGATCACTAAAAATGAAAACTTTTGGAGTGGGATGCTTGTCTTTTCAAAACATACAGAAGTATCCCAAACCTGGAAACCAGGATTGCGTCTAACAATGACGAACAAGATAAAGTTTTGTGAACGTTTTAAATATTTAACAGCTGTGAATAAAATACTACCTAATGAATTTCGAACATTACATGAACTTGGATCATTTGGTAGAACTAAAAATGGAACATATCGAAGCCAAAGTGGTAATGACGATTTGGCAATGACCTGTGTTAATATATCAGCATTTTTTGAATCGCCGAATTTTTGGGAAATTGCTAATTCTGAATTAGATAGAGTGAGTCCTAGCTATTTAGCAGAAGTGCATGAAAAATACTTGAAAGAAATTTATTATAATGCAGGTGGAACCAAATATGATTATGGTACAATTAATTCACTAAATACTTCAGGCATTGCTAGAAGTTCTGGGTCTAATGTAAAGTCCAATGAAGATTACATTGCTAACTATCGTGAATTAACTAGTAGGTTCTACGGTAATGGTGATACTGAAGAACTTCGACAATATAAAGAAATGGTTGAAAAATATAGACAACAAGAAAATGAAAAAATCTGATGAAGCTGCCAATTATTTGTCTAATAAAAAACAAATTTTTATTAGGTTGATTGATGCAATTGATTCTGCTAGAATATCAGATCTTGATGTCATATATATTAAAAAGATAAAAATTCTAGAAGAAGAAGTTGACATAATTGCAAAAAAAGATGAATGGACAGGCGTATTACAAAGAGCAACAAAATTTTTTGAAGAGATAGAAGACTATGAAATGTGCGTTAAGTGCAGAACTTTACAGAAAAATCTTTGTACACAGGTGAAAAAAAAACAAACGAATGGCAAAACAACTAAGAGAACCACGAAAAGTAACTAAGAAAAAAACAGATTCTGAATTTAATGAAAATTCTTTGCACCCAGTAAAGTTTAAACCATCACAACTCAAGTATTTAAACGCAATATTCGAAAATGATATTACGTTTTGTTATGGTCCAGCTGGAACAAGTAAAACCTTTACCGCCTGCTATGCAGCGCTAAAACTATATCTTTCTGGCAAAATCACAAAAATCATTCTATCTAAACCAATTCAAGAGTCAGGCGAAAAACTTGGATTCTTACCCGGTGATGTTCGAGAAAAAATTGATCCATATATGGAAAGTTATCGATCGAATTTAGTAAAATTACTGCGGGATCCAAGAATTATTGACTGGCTTGAAGAGGTCGGCGTCATTGAATTTAGACCATTAGCTCATATGCGTGGAGCAACGTTTGATGACTGTCTGATGATATTAGATGAATCACAAAATGCTAATTTTAAACAACTTATGCTGTTTATAACCAGACTAGGAAAGGGTTCAAAGGCATTAGTTTGTGGTGATGTTAGCCAATCTGATATAGCTAGAGATCAAATAGCTCTTCCTGATTTTATTAAAATTATGGATGGCCTACCTGGTTTAGCAGTACATACTTTTAATGAGGAAGACGTTATGCGCAAAGAAATTCTTATTCAATTGATTAAACGATACGAACACTGGAAAGATCAGAACTCACAGCACCGCTTTTTAAAATAATTGAATGCCAAAAAAAACCCAACTCTTATGAATTCCTACGATGCAATCAACAAACAGTTAAACGATGAAATGCAAGAACTCGCTGAAAAAGTTAACAGTAAAAATTACACAGAAAAAGACAGAAACCGGTTAGCCTCAATTATGTATCCAAAACTTAAATTTTTTATTTGGAAGTTTTTTAATGACCCAATAGAGACTGAAGAAGTTTTGCATAATACATTATTTAAAATTTTTAAAGGATTAGAGTCATATAATGATAAGTTTAGATTTACTACTTGGATTTATACAATTGCAAAAAATGAAGCTCTTTTGCATAAACACAAAATAACACATCAAATGACTGTTAAACTTGACAGTTTAGTTAAGTCACCAGTTATTGAAGATTTGTCTGCTGTTACTCTAGAAAGAGAAGAATACTTACAATCTTTGTTTGCAATGACACACCTTGAATTATTTGGATTACCAGATAGTCTTGAAAAACAAATCCTCATAGATAAAGAAATCAATCTAATGAAGGGTAATGATATTGCTGACAAATATAAAATGAATTTGAATACGGTAAAAACTAAAATTCGTAAAGCACGAAAAATGTTAAAAGATCGAGTTTTAGAAAATAACCCGCATATGGTTGAACAAATTAACGAATACTTCTAATAATGACACTTCGAGAAATAATTAGTCCACGAACATTTTACGATACTCTAAAAAAAGTTATTCGTAATTTTGTAAATTGGCGATTTTATAACAAAACAATGAAACGTTTTTTGAAAGACGGGTCATTAAAACAAAACGGAATGCGTCTTGACCGAAGAAATCGGGCATATTACGCTTTAAATTTGGAACCTGAAACATTAATGATGGGAGATGAAGTTCTTGAATTGGAGCGCAGTAGAGTTTTTGAATCACTAGGTCGAAAAAAGCCACTATTTGAAAAGGCTGATCTTGGCGAATTAATCGAAGCCAAAACTGAACGAATTAAAGACGACAATTATTATGCGTATCTTATTCAGATAAAATATCGGCCAACTGCTAATATATGGAATATTATATATGTAGCATTTTGGCTATTTTCCGCAAGTATGCTTGTCTATTTTTTGGCATTGGGGGCTATGCAATATGAAATAATATATGCATGGATTAGTAATCTAATGACTGCGAAATAAATAAACAAAAACAAACACTAATGACTTTCACAGAAAAGCATATCGCTAAAATCATTGTTGGTTTAGGGTTAGCGTTTTTACTACTATTCATTCAAAATTGTGGAACTTCTCGTAAATTAAGTAAACTTGAAAAACAGGATAAGCTAATTAATACTAGGTTAGATTCAATTCCTACTAAAGTTGAGATGCAAAAATCCATAACAATTGAAGGTTTAAAAAGTGAAAAGCGCATGATCCAGGCAACTGACCGCAAAATATTTGATGTAAACCGACAAACTGCAATAGATGAAGAGCTAAAAAAGTTGGAATCCTATAAATGAAAAAAACAACTGTGCACTATTTTGTAATTAGTGCATTTACCATACTGTATGCGATAACTTCATTAATTTCAACAGTTCACGTAATTGATTTTTTCTCTCTAACTAATCCATATTGGTTAGCTGTTAGTTTAGCAATTGCTTTTGAAATTGGAGCAGCTGCGTCATTAGCTTCCATTATTGCCCTTGATAAAATGAATAAGGGAATAGTATGGATGCTTTTTATTATTTTAACAGCTATGCAAGCTATGGGCAATACATATTATGCATACGTTCACGCAGAGAATTTTCAAAGTTGGATAGAATTATTTGGGCTAGTTGAGGAAGAGTTAATTTATCAAAAGAGAATACTTAGTCTTATAAGTGGTGGTATTCTTCCTATTGTTGCATTAGGTTATATTAAAGCCCTTATTGATTACATACGGCCTGCTGAAAATCAACAGCAAACACAAGTAATTGAAGATAACGGTATTGAAGAACCTAACCTAATAGTAGAGGATCAGCCAATTCCTTCAATTAAAAATGATGAAATCTCTTTTACAACTACTCAAAAACCTGAACCTCTTGCTCCTATTATTGAGCGGCCTATACAAGTTGACCAACCAATCGCTAATATTCCATCAACTACTACAGAGTCTCCTCGATTAAATAATACAGAGAAAACAACTCATCGTACACCAACGTATGACGAATTAGTTGCTAGAGGAAGCGAGCCTCAGCTATCAGGTTTGAAAAAACCACATGACCCATAAAAATAGTTCAATAAAATGGCATATATTCAATATAATGACGATCCTATTCAAAAAAGAGTTAGTACTGCATTTGCTAATTTATGTTCGTCTACTTCATCTGGCAAAAAAAGTCTTCGGGCTATTGATAAAACATTAAGTGTATTCAATAGATCTGCTATAGACGCTGCTTTTTCATTGGCAAATTTTATCTATCCAGTTGATAATCAAAATGTTATAAATTTTGAAGTATGTGCAGGTGAAACCCTAACTATTTTCGATAATCGATTACATACTCTAAGTCTTCAGCCTGCACCAGTTAATTGGATTGGTATTAACCCAGAGAATTATCCATTAGGCCAAGATACTGAATATATTGAACCTTCTGGTGTATATGGTCCATCTAGTGTACCAGGATATTATTTACTAAATAGCGAAAAAAACTACGCTAAAGGTGTTTTATTATTCATTCAATTTTCATCTGTTGATAAAGGCGGGTCTGATGTTATACCAGAAGATCAAAAATGCTTTATTCATATGTGGACTGGTATAAATGCAGATGAAGAAATTGGACCAAGTGGAATCATACCAGGTACTCAACCTATAGTAATGCCATTAAATACATTTTATGCGCATTTTGTAAATCCATTAACTATGGACGCACACAGTTTGATAAATAGAATAGATATAGTTAATGCTAGTCCAGACACAGAAGGAGGCCGTGGTTATAGTCTTATCGTAAATGGTCTGGTTATTTACACAAAGAGTAATTCTGCAGTAAGTAATTGTGCTTGCTAAAAAATATTTTATACAATGACGCCAATTGCGAAATTCTTACAAAAACACTCAAATAATAATACATTATATGCGCCAGTCTTTACTGATACTAACCCAGGTGGAGCAATTTTAAATAGTGGAATCCCTGGATCAATTGGTGTAATGTCTCCAAGCTGGTTTGGAATTCATAATTCTGCAGCAATTACACAAGATGTTACACTATGGACCGTAGCACAAGGTGTTGATGGAACAGGTGTCGCTATTAAAATTTTAGCTGGTGCTACTTTTTATGCTCAAATTGCTAAATTAACTGCTCCAGTAGATGGAACGATTGTTCTTTTAGGAACTACAAATTTACCAAGTTTTGTCTAATGATTCCAATAATGTCATTCGGTCAGCGGCAACAAGCTATGCAAGGTCTTCCATTTTATGGAAAGTCCGATTTTAATTTTGCGGCAGCTAAGTCGCCATACAGTAATGGCATAGCTATAAAGATTCTTCCACTCTCTGATCTATCTAGGGTTGTCCCTGTGAATATTGATGCATTCGCCAATAGTATCAATCAACTTAATCAACAGTTTAAGAGGGGGTCACGAATTAGTGGAGTAAAGGTTAATTCTACTTTTACTAATGCTAAAAAAGAACCAACTGTAATTTTTGGTAAATTTGAAGCTTTGAAAATTGATCGTGAAACCCAAACAATACGCGCATTTCTTAGAGATCCAAAAACTTTAAAACTTGTAGAAGTTTACCCAGAAACACTTAATCGCTTAACTGAATCTAAGAGCGAGGGCCGAGCAAAAACTTTCCTGGAGTTTCTTATATAAAAGTCAATAAATAAATTCGTAAAATAATCGAATTTTAATGGCTGAAACTCCTGACCTTGTTGAAGAAGGTAGTGCTTTTTTAGAACAGCAAGATCAACTTCACGGAAAGAATAAAGATATTAATAAAGTAGTAGACCACACTACACAAAACCCACCAAATTTAGGTAGATCAATATCACCAATGTTTGAATCAACTATTGGTGGAGCAAATGATTCTCATTGGAAAACAATACCTTTAGAAAATCTACCATCTCGTGGTATGTTTTACCCAGAAGGAACTGAAATAACTATTAGAGCTGCTCAAGTTTCTGAAGTTAGGCAATGGTCAACTATGGATGAAAATGATAGACTTGATGTAGATGATACATTAAATTTTATCATTGAAAAATGCTGTAGAATAAAAATAAAGGGTACTCGGTCATTTATGACATGGCGAGATATTTCTGAATTAGATAGACTTGCTCTTATTTTTTTAGTACAGGAAATTACTTTTCCTGAAAACCAAAATGCCTTATTTATAAAATTTACATGTCCAGGACCGTGTTCGGATGCTGAAAAATGGAGTGATGAGGTTCAAGTAATAAGTCCAATGTTAAATTTCATTGATTTTCCTGACGAAATTTTACAATTTTATAATTCTCAATATAAATGTTTTGAAATAGAGTCTCAGAAACTTAATGAAACCTTCTATATTTACATGCCAACGATTGGAGTAGTTGAAAAATTACGAACTAGAATTTCTCAAGCTAAAGCAGATGGTAGAAAAATAGATAAAGCCTTCATAACAATTGCTCCATACATTATCCAAGATTGGTCAACATTTTCTCAACAAGCATATTATGATCTATCTAAAAACAATTTTGCTTGGCATGTTAATAAATTTACCTTTGTAACAAAATTTGTAAAATTAGTTGAGTCTGCTAGACATTCAATGGTGACAACTACTTGTCCAAAATGTGGAAAACTTGCGTCATCACCTCTTTTTTCAAAGTCCGGCTTCACGGTTAAAGATCTTTTCTTTATTTCAGGCGGACTTAACGAACTTATTTGAGATTAACCGGATTTTAGCAGTGAAGCTTAATCAATCGTTTGACAGTCTATATAAGTTACCGTATTTTGAATATCGATACTATTTGAATCTATTAATTCAAGAATCAGGAACAAACTTAAATACTAAAATGGAATTAGAAAAAGGTTCGACTGAATAAGTCGAACCTTTTTATTATGTGAATAAATAATAAAAAGATTAATTTTGTGGATAACGAAACCGTTTTAGATGACAACTTGGAAAAGTTCGATAATTTGCCTGAAGTTACTACTGACTATACAGACATTGCTAAACCTAGCGAAATCGCTGAAACTGCTGCAGGCATAGAGGACCCTATTGATTTGGATATTTCACCAAGTGAAATATCAGATCTAATAGATGATGGTTCACCAGAAAGTACAGATCAAATTAAAGTAGAAACAGCAGATTCTTCAACAAAAAATGAGATCGACCAAATCGCTGCGACTCTGACTAATGATAATACAGTGGAGCCCATCATAAATGTTAATGTTGAACAAGCGAATATTGTACAATCACCGTCGTCTGAAAAAATTGAAAAAACAACAGAGTCTATTACTAATAATTATACAATTGAAACTGAAAAAGCTCCAATTATTATATCAACTGATAAACCTGAAATTTTACCAAGTTCAACTATACAAAATACAGTAAATACCGTACTTCCTGAAACTACTCCATTACCTAGAGTTATTCAAGAAGACCCAATTGCAACAAAAGCAGATGTTAATAAAATATTAGAAGCTAACGAAGCCCTAATAAAAAAAGAAGAACCTATCTCAGTAGAACCAGTAGATACTAGAAGTTCATATCAAGTAGCTCAAGATACCTTATCTGATATTACTAAAAGTATTAATAGTGAATCCACTAAGTCTGATTCTACTGAATTGACTCCAAGTATTATTGCAAATATCGAAAGTCCTGAAGTAAAACAAATAGACACAAGTACTCGTATACTCACTGAACCTGTAAGTGATGGAAAATTAGCCGATTCATTATTACCTACCTCTGTAGTAAGTATTGATAAATTAACTGAATTAACTAAATCGACTAAGGATTTGATCGAGATGCAAACTTCACAAACTAATAATAGTTTGTTTAATTCTCCATCTACAGTCCTTATTGAAATGTTAAGAGAACCAAATACCCGAGAAGAAATAGTAAACGTTTTAAATGAAGGCTTTTCACAAGTAATCGAAAATATAGAAACCACTAACCTCAATAATATAATGGATTTTAGCCCAAGTCAAATTTCAAATAGCCAACCATATTTAGTAGACAGTGTGACTCCAATGCTTACTAATGATGTTCGTACGAATACTGAAGTTCTTAATATGTCAAACTTTATTAATGAGAGCCGGCCTGACTCAATTAAAGAATCCAAATCTTCAAATGATGTATTTTCATTATTACCTAAAACTAATAATGAAACAATTGACCCTACCATAATAAATGATCCATTGCTATTACCTAATATTGATGAGGCTCGAATAGAAACTAATGATAAGAAATTAAATGCTGATATTGTCAAAACGATATTAACTTCACCTGAATCAAAACAGCTTAATTCAGTTAATGAAAATTTAGCAAAAGTGCAAGCAGCATTAGACTCAGTAAATGCCTCACAAGTAAGTAATAACCAAAACATCAGTAATATTATTAATTCTACGAATAATGTAACTAATACAGAAGGCCAAAAAATCACAGTAGATGAATCTAAATCAAATTCTAAAGTAGAAAAAGAAGAACCTATGATTAACCAAGCTGTTTCAACTGGGCTTAGCGAACATTATTTGCATGCGATTTATGATGCGTTAGTTAGTCATGGTATAAAATTAAGAATGTATTAATGGATTTGACCAATGACCAATTACTTGAAATCAAGAAAATCATTGCCGAATATAAGCGCATTGAGGTTTCAATGAATTCTTTATTAGAGCAAGCAACTTTGCTAAGTCAACAGAAACAACAAATTGAATTAGATTTAGCAACTGCTCGTGAATCTGAACGATTTCTAATAGATAAAATTAAGAGCGAAACTGGCGAGACACCTAATCTTTTTGAAATTTTACAAAGTATTAATCAATAAATTAACAACAATGAAAACCGTACAGTCTTTTTTTACTAAAAACATTATTTCAATAGTAATTGGATTATTTGTAGTAATGTCAATTGCTCTTACGTGGTCGATTATTAAAACTAATAATTTGGCCAGTGAAAATGTGAAGTTAAAACAACAAGAATCAATTCTTTCGAATAATTTAATTGCAGCTAAAGATACAATGCAATTTTGGAAAGACCAATACTCTAATAGTAAATCTGAAATAAAACTACTTACTGCTACTTCAGATATGCTAAAAAATCAATACTCTGATATATACAATAAGTATCTTAAATTAATTGGTAAAGTTGCAAAAAACCAAGAAATGATTGCATATTTACAAACCCAAATTGTAATGAAAGATCAAATAATTGCAGATCTTAAAGCTAATTCAGGTAATGGAAGTTACATTCTAAATGATTCAACTATCGCAATTGATGAGGGCAAGGTTTATGATACTAATAATTATTATAGTGTTACTGGCACAGTGTTAGCAACAATCATAGATAATAAAATTAAAGCTGGCAAAATTGATCTTACTACTACAATTGGAATAGGTGTCGATTTTGGAATTAGTAGAGATAAAAAAACTGGAATGGCAAGTATTGTATCAAGTACTGCATTTCCAGCAAAAGTAAGTATGTCAGGAATAACCCGAGTTGAACAAGAAATAAACAAGAAACCATCATCATATCTTGGATTAGGTTTTGTTATTGGGTACGGTGCTACATTAGAACAGCAACCGCAGTTAAAACCATTTTTAGGTGTTGCCGCATATGTATCGCCAAGATGGTTAACTATTAAAATACGAAACAGATGAAATGAATTCAAGCTTTGTAAATCTTTCTAACTATTGCATTTTAGAGTTTAGAGCAACTCCATTAAGCGATCCAACTCCGCCTATGTTAAGTACGGAGTATTATTTTGTTGACAATAAAAATGTTGACACATATCAAATTTATAATAGTGATGGCGATATTGAACTTACTCATAATTCAAGAAATTTAAGTGTTGTTTCAGTAGGTGGGTCCAAAGTAGTATATGTTGATCCGACAAACATTCCAATATATACACAATATGACCCAAATATTACAGAAACTGCACTCAATCCAACACTAAGCTCAAATTTAGTAATGGATACATTACGATTTCATTTTGCTTCAGGTTTTAATTTTAGTGAAGTTGAAAATATTATAGTTGGTGCAAAATATAAGATGAATAATCTTAAACAGGTTCAAATAGCTACTATTTTACTTGATGCAGCAACAGCACAAACGATATTTACATATAATACACAACCTCTATTTATTGCTAATACGATATATGATAGATATGTTGACGTTAAAATTCCATCTGCTCCATGGCTAGATAAGGATTATGCAGAGTTTGGAAATCTTTCATTTTCTTGGAATATTACAAATGGCGTAGGCTTTATTAAAGATGCTCCAATCACTGTATATTTAGCAGAAGCCAACTATGAAGAATACAATGCACCAAATAATATAGCATATGACCGGTATAAATTCATTAATTATTACGAAGGATCAGTTGCCCAAGTAAATAAATTTGATGCGCTTGGATGTATTATCCAAGAAGCAGAAGATGGAGACTACATTGAATTTTATGCAACTTGGGATGGAGCTTTCCCAGATTCATTCATTGCTACTCTTAATGAAAGTGGCCCAAATAATAATTGGGTTTTTTCTCATCAATTACAAGTATATGAACAAATCGGTACCGAATTATATCCTACTGGGAATGCTATAATTTATCAACAGGACCAATTTGATGAAATCCTTACATATAGACCTATCTTAAAGGAAGCAGGTTATGCAGTTTCTATGTCAATTGATTATACTTTACGATTAATAAACACATTAACTGGAGACCAGGTAATAAAAACTGCTGCTGTTAGCGTAATGAACCCAAATAGGTATGGCAAAAAATTAGCAAAAATAAATTTGCCAGATGGCCCACAATCTATGAGAGTTTATAATAAAATAGTACAAAAGAATTTTGAGCTTTCTAATTTATTTGCGCCAAAGTCTACTAGAATAAATGTCATTCCTGTTCCGCCAATACCATTCGTTGAAACTAAAATCGAAACCGTGACAGTTAAAGAATATATCCCAATTAAGCAAATGGATATTATGATGAGTCAAGGTAATGCATTAAATAGTATTAAAAACGAAACTGATCAAGTAGTTTATGGGCAAGGTCGATTAGTTCTACCGGTTGACCCAGTTGACAATTTTATAAAATTTACAGCATACCAAGCTAATCCAACTGATAATACTAATCAAAAACGAATAGACCTCAATAATAACTCACTGTTTAAATTGAATTTTGGGCAGACTGGTAAGTTTATTTATGAAAATCTAGCTGATAATAAATTAGCTAGTCCAAGTAGAGGAGAGTTTGTTTTTAGAATACCTAAAGACCAGGCTATCCAAATATTATCAATGACCGATAATCAATTTTTTATTACATTAGTGTCAAAAACTGATGGAACGGAAACGCTGTTTTATACTGGAACTTGGGTATCATCTGTTAATTATGCGAGTTTATTAGCTTCACAAAAAGATAGCGAATCTTCTTTACAAAATGAGAAGAAACTAAGTTCACTTCGCGAACAGGTTACTAAATTAGAAGAAGAAAAACAAATTTTACAGAAATCTAGTGAAATAGAAGGACCTGCAAAAACAACTGTACAGCCTAGGGTACCTAAAACAATTAATGCATCGGCCGCTATTAATATACCAGGTTCGCAACAAACGTTAACTGATTAACAGATAAATAAAGTTAACACGATTAATCTAAATAAATAAAAAAAAGATAGCTATTGAATGAACAACCTTATACAAGAATTAACAAACGAACTGACCACTAACTCTAATCTTAAAGATAGTGCAGTAGTACGAGTTGTTCTCGAATCCATAAACAATTCAACCTTACTTGGTGTACCTTCTGATCAAATTCTTGAATCAGCTCTTTCTAATTTATCTGATCTTGCAGAAGCAACAGTTAATGAAAATCTTAAAGAAGTAGTTGCTAAATTTAGAAAAATGGCAGTAAAACCAACTAAGAGCTTACAGAATATGGCTAAAGAAGCTGGGATTTCTTTGAAACTGAAAATGTTAAAGGAATCCAACATCGGTAGCGATCCGATGTTTATTAATACTGTGAATCATATTGAAAAAACGTTAGCCGTTGTTCCTGAGTTTAGAGCAATGAGTATGATTTTTGAGTCAATGAATAAATTTTCATATGATCCAAAAGTTGCGGCCTTTTTAACTGAGCTAAATACCTATATTGATAGCAATAGGCCAAAATTAGAAATTATGAACGCAATATTTGAGATGCGTCAAACTAGTTCAATATTGTATAATGAAGCTATCTCAGTATTGGAAGAATCCCTATTATCTGAAACGTTTGGTTCTGATTCAATCAAAATGAAAATGCGAGGTCGTGTTGAATTACCAATTGTTAATAGATTAGTGAATACTTTAAGCATGGTTGAAGCAAAAAATCATGGAAAATTTAATATTGGTTTAGGTAATGGCGATGCAAAAGTAACTGCAATTATTGCGCCATTTCATAAAATTTCTGATACAGAAGCAGTTGTATTATTTGAAAATGCATTTGTTAAACTTTCTGAAAAAGAAGATCCTATTTCTATTAATCCAAATGATGCTAAACAGTATGTTGACTTTTATGAAGTCTGCGAAGCTTTTGCTAGATTAGGATTTAAAGAACGAATGAATGAAATATACACACGTGGCCGAAATCTTGAAATTGCATTTGCAATTAATGAAGCTGGAAACTTACAACTTAAGTTAAACGGAAAGGTTGTTGACGATTTAACGAAAATTGATCTTTCTCAAATCTTTATGATGGAACAAATGGACATTCGATCTAATTTAGTTAAAGTATTTAATAATTTAGATATGATTGTTAACTTAGAGTTTGGAAAGAAATTAATTAACGAGAGGTTAGATAAAGACTCAGCAGTTTTCACAATTGGCGATACACAATACGTATTTGAAAAATTAGGAAATACCAGAGTAATTAAGAAAATGCAAGGACTAGCATTTCATAATTATGTAATGGAAAATTTCCATTATGATGTTAGCGAATTGTATTCTATACAGTTAACAGAAAGAGACCAAAACGTTAAGCGTATAGATGAAGAAAAAGCACAAATTGATAGAGACCTTGAGAAACTTGAAGATTCTATAGCTAAGCTTGATGCAGTAATGGAAGATACTTCATTGACTGCAGAATATGAAGCACAACTAAAGGATCTGCGAGAATCTATCCAAAAGAATATTGTTGCACTTAAAACTCATTATATCGAGTTAGATCAGAGCAAAAAAAAAGTTTAAATGAAGCTGAGGATATAACCCTCGTTCACCCACGAACTTCCAAATATACTGCAGGGCAGCGTATAATTCTTAAAAATGGCAAATCTGGTGTAATCATTGGTGTTGATCCAATGAATAATTCTTATCAGATTATGACCGTTGATAATAGGTCAATTCCAGTAAAAGGCAAAGATATTGAAAAATTGGAAAAACCAAAAGATTCTATGTATCAAGACTCTGGTGTTAATCCAGAAAATCAATCTGAGATTAATATTAAAGATACGCCATTTGATTTAAACCAGGATAAGTAAAGCATAGTATAATAGTTAAAAATACAAACTATGTCAGTACTGTGTACAATTGAAGAAGCTAGAACTGCTGGAACATTACGTCTTATTACAAAGAAGACCAAATATCATGAATATCAATTTCTAGTAAGATCGCAATCGGAAATAGATTTGAATGTTTATCAAAATGTGTCGGTTAAGCCAACTGGCGGTGAATATTTTAGTCCATTATTTGCAGAAAAATACCGGCACGGTTTCCCATCCTTATCTTTAGAAGACCTAAATAAAGAAGATATTTGGATAGATGCCGGTGCTCATATTGGGCTATTTGCAACTCGCATGTTAACTCAATTTCCTAGAATTCAAAAAGTTATAGCGTATGAACCTTTCCCAGCGAATATTGAATTTGCAAAGGCAAATCTAATACTAAATAACGTAGCAGATCGATGCGAAATAGTAGAAAAAGCATTGGTTCCAAATGATGATACTGAAACTAATTTGTATCTATCTACTGATTCTGGAAAACATAGTACTCTTCATATTAACAAACGACAAATTACTACAGTTTCGGCAGAGAATATAAATGTAGCGATTAGTAAAGGAACGTGTTTAAAAATGGACGTTGAAGGTTTAGAATATGACCTCATTAAAGCAGTTAGAGATTGGTCTAACATACGCATTGCCATTATCGAATATCACTTTCATTACACTCACCTTTCTAAAAACAGAGAAGAAAAATTCGAAGAAATTATGCAAATAATGAGAAATAATTTTGATAGAATTTATGTAAATGCTCTGGCTGCAAGTAGCAAACATTTTATTACACATTTCGCAGCAGTTAAATTATAATATTACAAATATGGGATATAAGTTTCATGAAGAACTAACTCTTAGAGATAAGATTTTGTCAGCAAAATCTGAAGGTTTATCATTTCTTTATTGTGAAATTGGCACAAGTGTACCTATTACAGCAGATAGGATGCTTGTGTATGGAAATTGGACAGACCGGGAGTTTGAAGAAAAATTAGCAGAAGCAGTAAGCCGCTTGCGAAAAGCAAAATACTTAGCAATATTAAAAGATCTTAAGTTAATCTGATATGAAAGCACTATACGCATATTTCGGAGAAATTGGAATATTTGATGATGATATACCAGGTCATTCTTTTTATCAAGTCGGTTTACTCGATTCAATATCAAAGGTATTTGGTATTGATAAATTTGACTTTTACAATTATTTAGATGGCCCAATAGATACGACAATGGATGATATTTCTCATTATTCTAGACCTCAATTTCCAGAAGGACAAATTGGTCAGTTAATGAATAATTATTCTAATGAATTAATTGAAAAATATAGGCTTTCGTATGATCAAGTATGGGCTGAAATTTCTCATAAAACATATTCAAAACTTTTTTTCAAAGCTAGATTTCGAAATCTTTCTACCTTATCAAAAAAATTAAAAGACACATATCGATTCGAAACACTTATTCAGCATGCTCTGTCTGTTGGATATTTGCCAAGTGAAATTATCGTTTTAGATACTGATTTATCTCTTAGCGATACTTTTAAAAATAGGTTAGATGAAATTGGCATTGAAGTAATGATTCCATCTATTCATTTTCCTGGAGTAAGTAAAAATTTTCTTAATGAATGCTTAGACATTCATGCAAATCAACTTACAAAAGAGGCAAACATAATATTCTATGGAAATTTAGATTTCATGAATTATAAATCAGGGCATCACAAAAATCCAATAATTTTTGATATTATTAATGAAGTCGAACACCAATTTATGTTTGACCAGCGTATATTTAGGATGACACTTGCAACGAAGGACACTTCTAGTATTCGAGAATGTACCAAAGGTATGAATTTAGTTACAGTAATTCCTAGAACTGACCGTGCTAAGATTTGGCAACATTTATGTAATTCAATAGTGTCTATAAACGTTAGTAAAGATTTATATCTTGATCGTGGTTTTATTCCTGCTAGAATATACGAATCTATTATCGCTGGAGTTATACCAGTATGTTATAAAAGTGGGTTTCACCCAGCAATGACATTTAATTCAGTTGATGAGTTTTATGAAATTTGTAAATTTTTAATTGATTGTTCACCTGCAGATTATCAGAAAATTTTATATAGCATAGCAAGTACTCTTTAACTATAAGTTCTCCTATAAATAATACAAATGACTCATCATTAAATGAATCACGTATTATCAATAGGAGAATTTTTTGTACAAGAAGATCCAAAATTAACAGCAATAAGAGAATCTCTACTTGAATTGCAGTCTCTTTCGAGTAAATTTGTTAATTTAATTTATCCAATAAATGAAACAGTATCTAATGATAATGTTGATAGAAATATAGCGCATCAATTATATCTTTTAGATAACTATGAGCACCTTAGTCATATTAATATAAATGAAAATCTTCTTTTATTAAAGAAATATGATCCTGTACTTTTAACAGAATTTGGAATATACGAAAAAACCTTAACTGAGCTAATTGCAGTAAATGAGAATGTTCTCTCTACTTTAAAATCTGCATGGAATGCAATGACCGAAGATAGCTCACCAATTGGTGTGTTCCATTTTATTTTAGATTTAATCGGATTGGTTCCTGCTTCATGGTTAGGTTTTCCAGTTGATATTGTCGCTAATGGTTTAAATGCATTAATTTATTTCATTAGGGAAAATTATCTAATGGGCGTCATTAACTTAATTGCATGTTTTGATTTAGCTAAGATTTTTGCACCATTAAAAATTGGAATTAAAGCAGTTGCCAAACCTGCAAGTTTGCTATTTGGCAGTCTATTTAAACATGGCGGTGGACGTGCTGGCGCTCTCTTATTTAAAGGTAGTGCAGAAGCTACGTCAAATCCAACAATAGTAAAATCAATAGGTCGTATGCTAGCCAGCATGTCTAAATGGTTACAAAAAACTGGTTTAAATATGCTAAAGGGATTAGTTCCAACTCTAGCAAAGGCTGTTGATAAATTAACGTTTGGTGCTTTTAAACTAAATGCGGCTGTACCAAAAATGACAGCTGCTCTCGATCAATCTATTGCAAAACTTAATATTTTTACTAAAGAAGCAGATGAGGCTAGTAAAATATTATTATCGGCGGCAACTGCTAAGGCTGGTAAAAAAACTCTAACCAAATCTGTAGATAAAGTTGGAAATGCTGCCGTTGCTACAGCAAATAGAACAGCTATTTCTAAAACTGGCAAAGCTTTAAATCCTGGAGCACAGGCTGCTGTAAGAGTTGCTGCGTCTAATAAGGTATTATCAAGTCTTGGTAAATTAGATGACTTAACAGTCAATGCAATAAAGAAATCCAGTGCAAAGTTTGATACTATGTTTCCAGCAGTAAAGAATGCTACATTAAAAGATAATTTTATAATTAATGATGCCTCTAAGCAATTAGTTGAAAATATCATGAGTAAAAAAGTAGGATTATTGAGCATTACTGGAAATAAAAAAGTTATGCAAACATTAGCCTCTGGCAAAACATGGAAGGGTGCAGATAAAATGTTGGCAAATGCAATAAAAAAAGGAAATCCAGAAGAATTAGGTAAAGTTATGAAAAAGATGCTGGACGATCCTGAGTTTTTCAAATTAATTTCTAAAACTTCTCCAGATATTACAAAAACAATGTCCTTATTTAAAAATGCACCAGAAGCGCTAATAAATGGGTCAAAGACCTTTGTAAATTTTGCAGGAACGGCTGGAACCAAATGGTACAAACTTATGCAATCTTTACCTATCTTTATGTTAAAAGCTGCATTGAAGGGTACAGAATGCGGGCGCTATATTCAAAAAGCTGATTCAGCAGATGATGTTACTGAATTAACTAAACAGGCTGTACAAACTAAACTTTCTCCGCAAATGTCACAAGTTGCTGAAATACTAGCTAGGGTTTATGAACAGGAAGACAATGCTATGGATTTAGCAGAAATACAAAAGGCTAAAGCTGCACTAAAGGCATCCGACCCTGCTGCATTTCAGCAATATCAAACTGCTGAAAGCGAAGCAAATAGTGCAATTGAAAAATTTAAACAGCAAACTGATTCTATTAATCCATGCGCAGATGTAATTACTGCTAAACAGGGAGTAGTCGGTGCGGCAATTAACATAAATAACCAAGCATATCAAGAAAACTATCGAGGTTCAATAGATTTAAAAACACCCGAAGACTTTAAAAAGTCAAACTTAAATAATTATTCTAAGGGCGTATTAGATGCAATTGGCCAAGATTCAAATATCGATGCACAACATCCAATTTCTAAAGAAAATCCAGTAATTAAAGCATATTTTTCACCAATCGTTAATTATTCTGGAGAAATATCAAATGAACCTAAATTGGAAAGACTTGATGCTTCTCTAGATGAAATGCTAAAGGCTGGCGAAATAACTGAAGAACAAAAAATTAGAATACGTGAACGTGTAATTAATAGTTGGCAAACTGATACAATTCCACCAGAGGTTATTAATGTTGAACAGCCATCAACTGATACAAACGAATCTATATTTAAAATAGGAAAATTAATCACAACGAAATGATAAAAACATTTGACACATTTCAACCATCAATTGAAACATTTACTAAAAAAATAGGATTGGTCGGTGAAAATACTCAAAATGATATGCCTGATCTATTTAGTGATAGAAAGGCAGATGTAGTTATCAAAATTTCGCCAAATGCTTTTTCTACATATCAAGTATTTAATCGTTTACCTGGGAAGCCATTCATACCAAAGTTTGTTTCTAATAGACTTCATGCAAGTAAAATGCAAACTCCAATTACTGTAATTTCGCCAATTTCCGAAATACGAACATACCCAACTCGACGTAAATTAAATACTGAACCTATACAAAAAGGCTCATTATATTTTGTTCGGCCAAATATAGAAGATCAATATCAAGTAGTTATTCACGAAGGCAAAATTCTTAGTGTTAGACAATTAATAGATGGTAAACCAATTCTTATGAATGTAAATCGCCATCCTATTGTGCATTCATTTCAGAAGATTGCTGAATCTATGTACAGTGCATTAAATACTGAATTAATGAGAGTACGAATAGGAACAACGAAAAAAAGAGGTCAAGTTTTTATGGCTATGGAAAATTTCAAATTATATAAACCTGAACTTGCAAACTTATATTTCACTGTTTATGAAAACTATGTCGGGCATATGCCAGAATGGTTTAAGCATCATGTTGAAAGTAGTATGATAATTCCGTTTCTAAACGAATATGTAAATAGAGAAGAAATGAGCAAAAGATGCCCATATTTACTATAAATTTAAAACTTTAATTCATTATATCGGTATAATTGTTTAATAAAACTAAATTCAATATAATGAAAAAACCACTTATTACAGATCAACTGTTAGAAAACAGTGACCCTTCAGTTCAAGGATCTCCGCCAGAAATCAATGATGAAGTTATTCATGAAAGTCTGAATACTTCAAATGATGACACCGCCGAAAATACTTTGCCAGTAGTCGAAATGGAGAATGACGATTCGACTAGTTCAATGGACGAGGTAAACCCGCCAGAATTACAAAAGGAACTTACCCCTACTGAAATTGCAATTCAAAAACGTACTGGTTTTTGGGAAGTTAATCTTGATAAAGACGACGCTAAATGGATAAAAAATGCATGTCAAGGTAAATTTGAATTTGCTGGACCAAATGAGGCATTTATGCTTATGAATTGCTATATGGGTTTTACTGGAGCTCTTTCTCGAATGACTATGCCAGATGTGCCATCTTCTGATGGAGTATCTGCACCAAATACAAAAGCCTGTGTTCTTCAAGCTTCTGCCATTGAAGCATGTGCATTCTTTATTAATCGATATAAGGGTTCTGGCTTGGAACAAGCACAAAGAAGTTTTCGTATTGCTATGGCATTAAACCCAGTTATAATGCAAATGAGAAGCCTTGATGATCAAATTGATTCTATGCGAAAAAGACAGAGCGAACAGTCTGCAAGCGAACAGTCTGCAAGTGAAGAAAGCATGCCTACGAATTAAGTAAATTCATTATATTAATACAGTTAAAGGCAAGTAATTTACTTGCCTTTTATTTTTTATCAAGAAGAAATTTTGCATATTCGACAGGCCTTTGTATTGCAGCTTCTCGTATTTCAGGTAATATTTTAAAAAGATTTCTACCTGGAACTGAATTAACTTCAATAAGATGAACTTTCCCACCTTGGTCTATTAAAAAATCAATTCCAATTTCTCCAATTGGACCTACTTTATTTTCAAGTAAATCAAATACTTTTTTTGCATGGTTTCTTATGGATTCAGCTATTGCACCTTCCATATTTTGATTAAATAAAGTTTCAAGTATTGAACTTAATGGTGCTTTTCCACCTCCTTGATGTAAATTTGCAGTTATTCTATTTGGCGCAGCTACTCTAGCAGCCATTCCAGTTCTTAATGGTTTGCCATTTGCTCCTTTTTGATAAATTACGCGAATATCAAAAACTGAATCTTGATATTTTGGTAATTGTATGCATTCTTGGATAATATACAGTCTATCAGTAGTTTTTAATTTTTGCCTAATAGATTTTACTCTTTCAATTAATTGATCTTCTGGACAATGTATATGATTATCTTTATAGTGCAAATCATACGAATTTCCATTCTTGGTAATTTTCATTATACCTTTTCCACCAGAACCAAATCTCGGTTTTAAAATACTAGATGGATGATTGTGTAAAAATTCTACAAGGATACTATCTCTATATTTTTCAGTATATGGTAACCCCATTTCACCAAGATCTTCATTTTTCAAACTTTCATAAGTTAAATGTTTGTCTAATGCAACCTTTCTAAAATTAGCAGAATTTATCGGAATACAGCCGCGTTCAACTAAATATTTCGTACTTGAAGTGCCCTTAACATATGGTCTACTTCTAAAACTTCTATTATAAAAAACTTTAGGCAAACCTCTATTTTCAGCAACCCATTTACCGTCTTTTATTTTCCAAGCGGTAACTCCATTATCTGAAAAATCAGTAAATACAAATGCATCAACCCCAAGTTTAGAAGCTTTTTCTAATAGCCTTTTAAAATATCCAGTTTGTTCACCAAATTTTGAACGCTTACCAGTATCTCCAAGTATACCAAATGTCGATTCGATTAAAGGTTGCTCTGAATACTGAGCAAATTCAAATACGTACTTATTCATATACCTTTATTTATTAGGAAAGCCGTAGTGAAACTAAAATAAATAAACAAACGCAATAATGTCATAAAAATAAAAAACCAATATGAACGGAATCATAATTGAAAGTTTTGACGACTTTTCTAAACTTGTAACTGCCCCAATTAATAATGTTGAAAATATCAAAGAAAAGCAAGTTACTAAAATTAAAGGAGAAAAAGATACTATCCTAAAAACAAAAGACGATAATAAACGAATAAAAATTGTTATCGTTGAGCCTAAAGAACCAAATGAAAAGGTACGATATGAATTTAAAATAGTTACTAAAAATGCTGATCAGCAACTAGTTAGACAGGAATCGCTCAATCATATAGCAACATTAATCACTGATAGAATTGCAAACAAAATGATTAATGCTGAGTTGGTAGGTTTTTTGAATGTTCAACCAACTAGAGCAAACGCTCTTGGAAATACTATAGTTTCTGGGGTTTTATCCTTTTATCCAATAAATATTTTTACTAATTTGGATAAGGTTCAGCCTATTCAAACATTCCCAGTGCCTACTCAGGAATCAGAATTGTCTAAGCTTCCAACAACTAGTCAAATCGTAATAACTGAGGAGACTACTGCCGTCGATGGAGTTAAATTATACGATTATTCACAAATGGCTGAATTATTAGCGCCTACTGCACAACAAAGTTTCAATTTAAAGTCTGCCAGTACAATTTCAACAAATATACCAGATCCAGTAGTAACTACTGACACTACTACACTTGCGCCAAACGCGACAACTAATACTACGACACTTGCACCAAATACACAAACTGGATCATATGAAAATTTAACAAAGAGTCTTAGTGTTAATCCGCTTGTCCAAGATCTACAAAAACGAATTTTAGCAAAAGGTGCAGTTGATCAAACTGTAAAACCTGCAGCTGATTTTATTGCAGCAAAAGGCGGAGCGGATGGAAAGTTTGGAGACGCAACAGGTCGAGCAATTTCATTATTAACAAAAGGTAATCCAGAACCACCAACGACTACAATTGATAAAGCGACAGCAGATGCATTAACTACTAAACTTACCGGTTTAACACAAGCAGATTTAGATAAAGTATCTGTTAAACCAGTAACTCAACCTATAGCTAATGCTCCAGCTCAACCAGCTACTCAGCAACAAAAACCTAAACCTGGTGCAATTTCGGTAAAAACTCCAGGCGGAGCAACTTTTACTATTAACGAAATGTTAGCTTTTAACTATTTTAGCTATGCTAGACATATTGAACTTTTAAAATTCAAACATATAAATGAAGGTAAACTTGAACTATTAAAGTCTGGTGTAAATGGCGGGCAATATAAATTTGCATGGGATACGGCAATGCGAGGTATTGGTACTGCAATTGATTCAGGAAATATGTCTGGCGCAGTAAAAGTTCAATTACTACAAAATGATCCCAATTCAATATTTGATATTAAATGGGCAATGGATACTAACCGAAACGTAACATTGTATGCAGTCGGTGATTTCACTAGAACTGCAGAAGATGATAAAAAAGCGATTGAAATTTCTGAATTAATTGATGCATTATTTAAAAATACTGCATTTTGGAAACCAGCAAAAGGTAGTGTTTTAAATTTTCAAGGCGGCGATGATGAGAGAAAGGGCCAGGATCTATATAACAACTGGTTTACTAGTACAATTAGACCAAAATTAAATTTAATGAATCAACAAGATCCAAATCTTACTGCTATAAATAATGCAGACGTTGAAATAAAGCGAAAGTTATGGGGAAATACTGGAAATGATACTGCAAGATGGACAATTCAAACAATAAATGGGCCTATGAATTATTCAGTAGATACCGATTTCTAAAATATTTGAAATATTATGTAAACTGCACCATTGGTGCAGTTTTTTTATGTCCAATTGTCAATAATATAGTATAATAATATTATGAAAAATGACTTACTTCAATTAGAAGCATTCATCAATGAGATGAAATCTACTTCTTCAACAAATGCAAAGAAAGAAATTCTTAAAAAATACGAATCACCGTTTCTTTTGAAACTGTTTACGTATGTGTATACACCGTTTAACCAATATTATGTTACCTCTGATAATTTAAGAAAGCACCCAGAGCTAAACTCAAATGAGTATGATGATCTGTTTATTCTTCTTGATGATTTGAGCACACGCCGCATCACTGGTCACACTGCAATAGCAGCAGTAAATGGTTTAATTGACAAATATTCAGAATTTTCTGAGATCCTCTATGATGTTATAGACCGTAATATTAAAACACGAGCAACCGGATCATTAATTAATAAAGTTTTTCCAAAAACAGTTCCAAGTTTTGAAGTAGCGTTAGCTCAAAAGTTTCGTGACCACATAAAGAAGGTCGTATTTGAAACAAAACTTTGGTGGGCAAGTCGTAAACTTGATGGATTACGGTGTTTAGCAATATTTGATGTAGCTGGTGATGTTCGATTCTTTTCAAGAAAAGGTAAAGAATTTTTCACATTATCTGTGTTAGCAGAAGATCTTAAGAAACTCAATCTTAAGAATAAAGTGCTAGACGGCGAAATTTGCATAATGAAAGAAAATGGGTTGGAAGATTTTCAAGGCATTCTTAAAGAAGCCAGAATAAAAGATCATACTATTAAAAATCCAATGTATCAAGTATTTGATTTTCTTGAACTTGATGAATTCATTAATGAATCTGGAACAACAACCTTTGTTGCACGGCAAATTATGTTAAACGCATTATTTGGGATGTACCAATTAAATAATGCAAAAGTTCTTGAACAAATACAAGTCGAAAGCCAAGAACATTTTGATCAATTGGTTAAAGATGCAGAAGAAGCTGGATATGAAGGTATCATGCTACGTAAAGACGTTGAGTATGAAGGTAAAAGATCAGCAAATCTTCTTAAAGTAAAACAAATGGAAGATGCTGAATATGAAGTCATTGGATATGAGATCGGCATGATGCGAATAATTGAAAATGGCGAAGAAATAGAAGAAGAAATGTTAAAGAATGTCCAAATTCTACATAAAGGCGATCCAGTTAGTGTAGGTTCAGGATTTTCTCTTGAGCAAAGACGGTTATTTTATAAAAACCCTAATGAAATTCTAGGTAAAACAATTACCGTTCAGTATTTTGAAGAAACTCAAGATCAACATGGAAAAAATTCGTTAAGATTCCCAGTCATTAAGCATATTTATGAAGATGACAGAGAAGACTAAATAACCAAAATTATATGAGTGAACATAAACGCATTATTTTAGTAGGTCGAGCTGCTTCGGGTAAAGATTATCTGAGAGCTAAATTTATAGATCGTGGATTTACACCATCTATCAGTATGACAACTCGGCCTCCTAGACCACATGAAATAAATGGAAAAGATTACATATTCATATCTGAAGAAGATGCAACTCGGATGATAGAAAATGACGAGTTCTATGAGTATGTTCGATTTAATGGTTGGTTATACGGAACTACTAAACAACAGTTCAATGAGGATGATATTTTCATTATGACGCCAGCTGGTATATCAAAAATTAAACCAGAAGATAGGGCCAAATGTTTTATTATTTTTATTGATATTCCATCAGCCATTATAAGAGAGCGTCTTACTTTGAGAATAATGCCAGGTGATACATTAGACCGTAGACTCAAATCTGATGACCTTGATTTTAATGGTTTTACAGATTACGACATTCGAGTAAATAACCCAAATTTTTAACACAACATAATATGAGCGCATTTGAATTAACTGGGACATTGGCTGAAATTATGCCAACTGCTACTTTCAATAAAGGATTCAAAAAAAGAGAATTCGTAATTGAAACTGACTCGGGTAAATACCCACAAAAAATAATTTTTCAACTTGTTCAAGAAAAATGTGATATGATCGATTCTTTCACATTGGGCGATACAGTAAAGGTATCGTTTGATATTAAAGGCCGCGAGTTTAATGGAAAGTATTATAACGCACTTGAAGCTTGGCGAGTATTTGGAGAAAAAAGAGCTAGTGTTGAACCAGAAGATGATGGGTCAGATATTTTCGACGATCCTGATTTATTTCCAGGTAAAGCAAAAAAGGGTGGTAGAAAAATTCCACAAGAAGATATTGAACATGTCAAGTCTAATGATGTAGACGACGATTTACCCTTTTAATGACAACAAACTAATGGATATAGGTTCAGGTAAAGCATACCCATCAAATGCCTTAAGTAATTTTGCACCACACCCTTTCGTATTTGATGGGGTGGAATGCAATTCAATGGAAGGTCTTCTTCAAAGTTTTAAATTTTCAAGTGTCCCAATGCAACAAGCAGTTTGCAAATTAGTAGGGAAAGCTGCTAAATTTAAAGGTAAGAAAAAAAGGTGGCAAACTGATCAAACTCTATATTGGAATGGCGTTAGTTATAAAAGATCATCGCCTGAGTATCAAGAGTTATTAGACCGAGCATACGATGCTCTGTTTAGAAGTCCATCATTTAGGGGAGCACTATTGGCTTCAGGTGATGCAACATTAACTCATGAAATTGGTAGATCTAATGAAAATGAAACAGTTCTCACTAAGCGTGAATTCATTTCACGATTAGTTAAATTACGAAAAAAACTAAGACAGCAATGACAATTTGCATTTACCACGGAATCGATCTTGATGGATGGACTAGTGCCGCTATCGTGAAAGAAAAATATATGGACTGTATAATGATACCATATGATTATGGTCAGCCTGTTCCTGATTTACCAGATGGTGATCTTATTATCGTAGATGTGTCATTTTCAACAGAAACCTTTACAAAGTTTTTGAATGAAGGCCGTAAAGTTCTATGGATAGATCATCATATTTCTGCGATTAGAGAATTTGATAAAAACTTGAGATATGAAATTCAAAATAATCCATTTTTTCAATTTGCAATAGACCCAACTAAAGCAGCTTGTGAATTAACTTGGGAGACAATAAATGTTGGCCAAGATATGCCAGAAGCAGTTAGGCTATTAGGCAGATATGATTGTTTTGGTCACATGGGAACATTCGAAGAATTAGAAGTTTTACTTTTTCAATATGCAGCTAGAGCTAAATGGGACAGTTGGCAAACTGCTACAGAGGCTTTGCATTTAGATAAAACTGCAATTACTAAAATGTATGAAGAAGGTCGTTATATTTATAGCAGTTTAGTAATGGAAGCTAAACAAATATACGAAAAGCGATTCGATATGATGTTTGACGGTCATCTGTTTGCTGCAGTTAATCGAGATAGATTTAACCCAATTAATTTTGGTATTGATTTTCACCAAGATGGATATGCTGGGTTCTGTAGTTTTTATTATGATCGTGGAATTTGGAAATTTTCTTTATACAGTAATGGCGTAGTTGATTGCTCCGATATTTGTTTACGAAGAGGAGGCGGCGGCCATGCAGGAGCAGCAGGTTTTACAGCAACAGACATTTTACCATTTTTACGTATAGTTTATGAACGAATTTAACAAAGTATTCAAATACCGAACTTATCAGTTTAATATCAATGTTAAACTACATGCTATACAGGAAAAATGTATTGGCGGTAAAGATATGCATTTGATTGTTATAAATGATATGGGGGTAACTAATTTTTATAAAAAATATCAGTGCCCAAACGATATACTAAAGTTGCAAGAAACTATTGAGTTAGCAATGGATGCAGCAACAGAATTTGTAAATTTAAGGGAAACAACTACACGAAGTAGTGAAGAACTTCTACTTCTTAAATTAGGGTTTAAACAAAATGGAAACTAGCGTAGTACATTGTAAGAAAGAACGATATGATGTGTATATCGGTCGGCCCAGCAAATGGGGTAATCCATTTACTCATTTAGATTCACCAACTCAAGCCAAATTTAAAGTTGCAACTCGTGAAGAAGCTGTTGCAAAATATGAAGATTGGGCTAGAACGCAACCTCATATTATGGAAAATCTCCATGAATTAGATGGGAAAGTTCTAGGGTGTTGGTGTAAACCTAAAGCCTGTCACGGAGATATTCTAGTAAAATTAATAAAAGAACAAAAAGATAATGACACACTCACTAAAGGAAATAGTAGTTCAGGGTAAATGTAAATTACATCATGTTTGTAATGGTGTAATTACTTATTACATAACAGTAAATGATTCAATTTATGCTCTTGAACTTGATACAAAAGATGAAAGCGAATTTAAAAATGTATACTTCAGTGTTGATTTTAGAACTTTTGAATTAATGAGATGGATTCGTAAAGCAATTGAAAACCAAACACTAATTCAAATAGTATAAGAGTTAAAAATAATCATTAATATGAAATTTGTTTCTATTGATATTGAGACTACTGGTCTTGATCCAGAGTCTTGTCAAATTTTACAGATTGGAGCAGTTATTGAAGATACTGTAAAAATTTTACCATTAATTGATCTTCCAAAATTTTCATGTATTATTGAACACCCGTTTTATACTGGTCAGCCATATGCATTAAATTTGAATAATTGGATAATGCAAATTCTTGCATCTCTACAAACTGCAAAAACTAGTGAAGATAGATCAAATATACGAAAAAATCATCGTATTATGAGTCAAGGCCTTGCAGTTAAAGCATTATATGAATGGCTCATAGGAAATGGTATTCTGCCGCATACTGGCTTTAAAACTGGGCAACTTCAAATTAATGTTGCTGGCAAAAATTTTGGAACGTTTGATAAATTATTCTTAGAAAAACTTCCAGGTTGGTCAAGTTTTATTCAAGTAAACCAGAGAATTATTGACCCTACTGTAATTTTTACAGATTGGTTAAATGATGAAAGATTACCTAATTTGGATACGTGTATGTCTCGTATTGGTATTAGTGATAAAGTTACACATGATGCAGTACAAGATGCATTAGATGTCATTAGAGTAATCCGAGAAGTTACTAATTTATACGAAAATAATCTATATCAATAAATGCCAAAAATAGGTATAGTCATTGGTTATCCATTAGGTGACTGTATTGCAGCAATGCCATATTTTAATAAATTTATAAATGATTCTGATCATGATGTCATTATTAAATTAGGCAATCCATACCATCAAACTCTTTTTAAAAAAGCATTTCCGAATATTCAATATACCTCTGGAATACCGGATTGCGAAACGGTAATCAATATTATTCATAAGTTTGATAAGCCATTGCAAGCCGGTATCGCTGAACAATTAGGGTATACTGATGCACCATATATCAGGCCAATAGTTGATAGTTTTAAAACAGAAAGACCAATAAAGGGAAAGTATGTAGTTATTAGCTGTCATTCTACTTCACAATTAAAATACTGGAATCACCCAACTGGTAAAAAGAGTCAACGTGAAACACTATACTGGAATGAATTGTGTCAAAAGTTTCGAAAGGTTGGGCTAACTCCAGTTGTTATAGACCGTGATGAGTTATTTGGTGAAAGCCCATATTTTAATGGTGTGCCAAATAAAGCACAGAAGAAATTAGGATTATCTTTACCGGAAGTTGCAAATTATATAGAGCACGCTGAATTTTTTATAGGGCTCTCATCTGGTCTTACTTGGTTAGCTCATGCTCTTGGACAAAAAGTTGCAATGATCGCAAATTTTACTGAGGATTGGTATGAATTTGATATATCGTGTGATGATTATATTAGAATTTCTAATCCTAATGTTTGCCATGGTTGTTGGAATAAAGTAAATTTAGATTTTGCATTTGATACTGACGATTGGTATTGGTGTCCTTTACATAAAAATACAAGTCAGCAGTTTGAATGTCATACATCAATAACACCAGATCAAGTATTTGAATCTATAAAAAAATGGTTATAAATGAAAGTTGAAATATCAAATGGAGAATTACTTGACAAATTGAGTATTCTGGAAATAAAAAAAGCTAAAATAGTAGATCCCATTAAACTTAAAAACATCGATACTGAATTAGTAATCTTAGCAAATCTGTCAATCAATTTATTATCAAATAAAGAGGTTGCCAAGATTTTTGATGAATTGTGTAGGGTGAATTTAAAACTATGGGAAATCGAAGATAACCTTCGAAACAAAGAATTACACCATCAATTTGATGGTGAGTTTCTAGATTTTGCCAGATCTGTTTATTTTACAAATGACGAACGTTCTGAACTTAAGCGAGCTATAAATAACTTAACTGAATCGACAATAATTGAAGAAAAATCGTATACAAAGTATCGATTATAAAAATGATAAGTAACAAATATGGCTAGTTCATGTTGTGAAGGCTCAGAAAAACCAAAATTAAATCCATCATTTTTAAGTAAAATTTTAGATAAAGTATTTGTTTCTGAGGCTGAAAAAACTCGCAGATTAGCAATATGCAAAACGTGTGAACACTTTAATCCAACTTTTATTCAATGTAAACTATGCGGGTGTTTTCTTGAAGCTAAAACCAGATTACAAGGATTTCACTGTGCATTAGATAAAATTGGCGAGCATCCGGCTTGGTAATAAATAACTATGAGAACTAGTTAAAGTCTCCTTAACTTATGAAAATTTGTTATGAAATCATATACACCAATGGATAGTGACAGTACATTTAAAGAAAATACACAGGCTGACCAACCTTGCGAATTGGACAATGATGACGGGCCTCTTCTTCAATCCTTTTGGATTCGATGTTGTGCAATATTGGCTGATTCTTTTAGCTGGCGACTTATGGAGCGCGAATTTTATTATGTACTGTATAGCGGGTGCATTCTTTGGTCTATCTTTTTACTTTCGATATCAGCAGCATAAATTTGCGAAAATGAAAAATATTTCAGGTGAATGACTATTATACATACCTTTGATGAGTTTTCAATTATGGAAAATAAATTTCCGCATGAAATAAAATCTGAAAAATATTGGCGAAATATTTTGTATAATAATAAGTATGCAAATGAAGTACTGGACACAATAATGAACAAACAAAAAGGTCGAGCATCGGACCGACAAATGGCAATACTTCGGCGTGTTGAAAGTGGAGATAAAACACCATATTCTACTAAAAATTAAAATATTAACTAACTCACACAAAAAAAGCCAGATATCTGGCTTTTTTATTGCTGTAAACTATTAATTATTCAAGAACACTAATTATTTTGGATTCTTGAACGCTTTCAATAAAACACGGAGAAATCCCACGACCAAATCTTTCCAAAGCGAGTGACTCTGCCTCTCCTACAGAATTCGCATTAACTAGATGATTTTCTCTAACTTTTTTGATTTTGCCGTTTTCTTGATCAACTTCAAATCTGATTTTTACCTGATAGTACATAGACGTTTGTTTTAAATTTGTTTTTTTTACTATGTAATATACATTAGGTTTTACACAAGCTGTACGTTGACCAAATTTCTTCCGCAATTTGTAAATACATCATTCTTTGAAGTACATAATGGAGAATTTGATATATTTTGAATACCGTAACCTAAACTGTCATATATGTTATTTTCTGATTTAAAAGTTCCTTTGTATGCTTGATACCATACTCCAGTTAAACCATAAGGCCCTTCACCAATTAATTTATTACCATTAAATACCACTTCAAGATTATCATCTTGGAAATCTCGTAAATAAATGACAGCCCCACCCTGATCAGTTTTCTTAGGCGATATAAATGTATTATCTTCTATTATGAGATAATTTCCATCTGTTCTAGCAAAGAAGCCTGCAATAATTAAACAGAATTTATTTCCAGTATCAGATCTATCAATCTTTATATTTTTAATTCGTACTCGAGTTACAGCATTTAATTGTATACCATCACCAGCTGCAACACTTTGGTCTACTCCAGGTTTCCAATTTTGGTTACTTCTTAAAATTTCAATGTTTTCCAAATTAATTTCGTCAACGTGTTGTAAGTATATACCATCATCTAATGTATTTTCGATTACGGTATTTTTGATTGACACATTCTTTATACGATTAGGGTCTCCAACTTTTCCGCCAGTTTCTCTCCATCCCCAAGTTGTTCCATGAATATAACAACTATCAATTTGTAAATTAGAACCTAGTCTCATTCCAATACACAAAGCTGGTGTATCGGCAGATATTTGTAAACCTACAAGCTTAGTACTCGTTCGTGCAGCTAAGTCAGCATTATTATATTGTCGTACTGCTAAAATATAAAATGCAGTGCCTGAAGTAGCGATTGCTTTAATATGTGGTCTAAGCGTGCCATTTCCATATGCTCCAAAATGGACATTTTCTTTATTGAGGAATTCACCAAGACCTCTATCTGTTATAATAACAGTGTCTCTTTTAAATAGGTAAGTTGCTTTTTCAACTTTAGGGACACTAGCCCAAGTATTATATGGTTTTGCAATTGTTCCATCTGAATCTGTTCCAATGTATGTCGTATCAATATAAATTGCTCGACCTTGTATAGGTAAATCAGGATCACCGATTGCTGAAACAGTATTTAATTTGTTAACTGGGATTGGCAAAATGTTTACTGTATAAGTTTTTGTTAATTCTAAATCTCCATTTTCTGCATATATAGTAATGGTATATTCACCAGGTACATCGAAAATCATTTCCAATATTCCTTCGTGAGTAGATGACACTTCTCCATTCACTTTAACTATTAAACTATTTTCTACAGTAAACGATAATAGAACCTTATCATTTTGATAATACATATCTTTATCAAAACTAGCAGTTATTGTGATATTATCAATATCTTGAGTAAAAACTTTAGATACACGTTTTACCGCTAATACCGTTTTTGGAACTAATTTGTAAACATAACCGTCTGCAATATTATACAGAATATCATCAGTTAATGAAAAATCTGTATTTGTAGGAATTTCACCTACTGTATTGCTGGTTTTTATATTTTTTGTTAATTTTGTGTACATTATGATTTGGTTATTTTTAAATATTTATCTGATTTAGAACAAACTGGCTCAATTAGTATATGAATATTGAAGGTTTCAGCAATAAACTTATTAACGACTATCAGTATAATTAAAATATGGGAAAATTTGATCCGTCTTTATTATATGATCGCGATAAAACTTGGTTTATTAGTGATATCCACTTCGGTCATGAAAATATTTTAAAATTTGAAACTGGGTATCATAATTTTGCGTCAATTGAAGAACATGATAAAACTATTGTAGCTAATTGGTTTTCATTAGTTGATCAAGATGACACTGTCTTTTTCTTGGGCGACATATCTATGCCAAGAATTAAACTTTCATATATTAAAGAGTTAATGAAAGATTTGCCTGGTAAAATTGTTTGGATATGGGGAAACCATGATAGCCACATTGATGAAACTTGGCAAAAAGAATTACGTAGTGTAGCAAATATTATTGAATTTACAAACTATAAAGAAATTTTTATAAAATGTAAAGGTCCAACTGGTTACCCATACGGTTATGATTTTTTAAGAAAAATCGTACTATTTCACTATCCAATAGCAGAGCATAATGGAGTATATCATGATACTTATCATGCATATGGACATGTTCATGAAAAAATATATCCAATAAAAAATGCATATCCAGTATCTGCGTGTTTAACTGACTATAAACCAGTTAAGTATGAGTGGTTAGAACAAAAAATATCAGAACATAATGAAAGATTTAATAGATTTGGGCAATCAAATATTCAACCGGTTAAAAGTCCTTTACCTAGAACCTGAAGAATCTAGGATGTTATTCCTTTATTCAATAACCCAAAAGACTATTTGGAATATTATTAATTCAAATCATTGGATTTTAATAGAACCAAATGGTGTATCTAAAAATTTTAAAGATACCGAGATTGAATTATTAAATAAACAATGGTTAGATCTCAAACAACAAGTCGATTATCAACGGCTAATTTCATCTCTTCAAAAAATGAGAGCAGAATATGATAGGCCTGCTCCAAAAGACGGGGATATTTGGGAAATGGGCGGAAGTTCCATACCTACTAGAAATATAGATTTTCAATTTTAATTAGTAAATACAAATGATGATTAAAAAACTTTTTTGGTTATTAGCAATTTTTTTAATTTCATGTGATAAGGATCAACTTGTTGAATATACAACAGTTAAACCGAAATACGAAATAGAAGGACGCTATTCAGGTAATTTGCATATAGTATGTAAGCAGTACAATGATTATAATAAGCAATACTCAAATATTTGGAATATTACCTCATTTAATCATGAAAAACTTGCAATAGAAACTAATGAAATTACTACATCTGCCATTCTACAAAATGATGGTATATCATATGAGTATATTCCGTATTCTACATATAGAAAAGACTGTGTTCTTATTGTTTTTAAATATTCAGGAAAAGGATCAATTGTAAATGATACATTGCGAGAGTCTGGGACAGTTTTGATATATTATGGGTCAAATGAATTACCTATGTTTGGAACTTTTACCGGTTTCGGAGTAAAACTATAATCTAAAAAAATTTAACGTATGAATACTCTGGATAAGCAGTATAGTGATTTAATTTCAGACATTTTAACAAATGGCACAGTAAAAGGTGATAGAACTGGTACTGGTAACATTTCAGTTTTTGGTAGAACTATTCGACATAAAATGAGTGATGGTTTTCCATTAATTACAACAAAAAAAGTATATTTTAAAGCAATTATTGTAGAACTTTTATGGTTTTTAAAAGGTGGAACCAACCTCAAGTATATGGTAGACAATGATTGTAACATTTGGGTCGGCGACGCATATAAAAAATTCGAAAATCAATGTATTCCTGGAACAGGTAAGAAGATGGATAAGGCTGAATTTATTGAGATGATAAAAAATGATCCATCTTTTGCTAGCATTTGGGGTGAGTTAGGTCCAGTATACGGAAAACAATGGAGAAATTGGGAAGTATTTAATTACGATATTCAAAATAAATCAGAAGATGGAAAGCAAATTTCTGGAGAATTTTGGAATGGAGAATCGATTGATCAGATAAAGAATATCATTCATAAGCTCAAAAACAATCCAGAAGATCGTAGAATGATTGTTAGCGCTTGGAACGTTCCAGAAATTCCTCAGATGACTCTTCCTCCATGTCATTATTCTTTCCAGCTTTATACTAGACTACTTTCTCGTCAGGAAAGAATCGATATTTACTACAATCTGTATGCTCCACAGATGAAACAGGAAGACACACATTGGACTGATTCAATACTAAAGACTAGAAATATTCCAGTGTATGAAGTATCTCTAATGTTCAACATTCGTAGCAATGACATTCCATTAGGACTGCCATTTAACCTTGCATCGTATGGTCTTCTGTTAGAAATTCTAGCTAAACATGTTAACATGGTTCCAGGCGAATTGATTGCATCAATTGGAGATGCTCACATTTACCTTAACCAAGTGCCGATGATGCAAGAACAATTGACCAGAGATAGTTTTCCTCTTCCTCAACTAAAGATTGCAGACCGTCAAGTTGAAGACATTTCTGAGTATGACATATCTGATTTTGAAATAATTGGGTATCAATCGCAAGCTGCGATAAAGATTCCTCTTTCTAATTAAGCAATTTGTGACGTTGCAATAGCTGGTGGATTAACTCTTCCACCGGCTAAAACTTTAATAACTCCATCTTTTGTTCCCCAAGTATTAAGGTCTGGACTATTTGCTAATTGATCAGCTGTTATGCTGTCATCTTGTAGAAGAGATACTAGATTCTTATAATATGGAAGCCGTAAGGTAGCAACGGTTGCGGATAATCCAGTTTCAGCATTTGGATATTCTTTAACTCCAACACTATTATAATTTCTAATACCTGATACCCTTAAATTTTTCGTGGTATTAAATGGATTATAATCAGCTTTACCTCCTTCAGCTTGTCGCCAAGCTTTCAAAAATTTCATCTTTTCTGGAGTTTCGTTTGCTCCTAGCATTTTTAAAATCGAACGATAGAATGCATCATCATTAAGATTTTGAGTATTTCCAGAAGAGGTTGGTTCGGATGTTGCATATTTTGCCAATGTTTCTTTATTAAATCCCCGATTCTTTAAATTAAATATCAACCTCTTTATTAAATTTCCATCAATTAATGAAATCGTTGAACTTGCAGTTGATTGTGGTGCATTTTGAGCAGATGGAATACTAGATTTATGTTCCCAATGCCAATGTTCCCTAGAAATATTAGAAAAACCAAATTTTGCAGCATTTTGTTTTAACCAATTAAGAGCATTTGTGTCTAATTGTAAATCAACAGCTGACCCCCAACCGTGGTTTGACGTTCCAGGTACTGCAGCAAGCCCGCCATCTTTATATAAACCCTTTTCTTTTGCAGTTTTAACCTGTTGGTCATAATCCCTATATGAATCGTTTATTTTCCATGTAATTCCGTCTGCTTCGGCTGCTGCTTTCATTTGATCATATGCTGCTGCTGCTTCGTCATTTAACTTGTGTGGTCCATCTTGTTTCCCAGGTTCTCCAATATTTTCAAGTGCATCTGGCGAAATTTTTCCATTTGCTGCCTCATAAATATTTTTAAAATATGCGCCAAACGGTAAAAGGCTTTCATCAACCGGTTGAGTATTTGATTTAGTACTTGCATTAAATTGTTCTATTGCATGTGCTGTTTCTGGCCCAAATAGTCCATCTATTCCGTGATTTGGCAACTTAAAGCCTAGAAAATCAAGACCCATTTGTATTTTTTTAACTAGCTCTGAATATTGCATATTACCCTTTGACTGAACGACAACTGATTTTCCAGAATTAGCAAAGTCTTCTAATTCCTTATAAAAGGAGTTAACTTCTAAATCGGAAGACTTATCTTCTATTTGGTCAGTATGCTGAGTAGGATTTTCAGTATTCTCAGCATCTTTATTTTTTGATTTTTTGCCAGTTAACCAATCCCAAGCTCCACTTTCATTCATATGTGTATCAAAGTCATCGAAAGTCTTAACCATGTAAACTGTTTTCATATTTTTTGTAAAAGAATTGCATTAAAATTATTTATTTGAATGAGTGAGACAATAAAGAGAGTTAGTTTAGACGGTTTTAGATACTACCAAGTTACTCAGGATTCTCAAACAATAGGAATTTTTCCAAGTGTCACTTCCGTACTCGGAGAAACTGGAGATAAGGAATGGTTAGATAAGTGGAAAGGCCGGATTGGAGAACATAAAGCAAATGAAATAAGTTCAGATGCTACGAATAGAGGAACTGTTATGCATAGACTTTGTGAAATATACTTAAATTTACCTATATCAATGCCTGCTTATGATAGGGTAAATGAAACACTATCTCTTTCTAGGTTAGATGATGAAATTGACAAATTTGATAATAGAGCAAAAATTGTTGGTGGTGCACTTTTTTACAATTACATAAGAGCTGGATCGTTTAATGATATACAGAAAGTAATAGCACAGGAAAAATTTATATGGACTGCTAGAAATGGTGGGTATGCTGGGACATTAGATAATTTATCACAATTAATATCAGATGACTATGCAATTATTGATTTCAAAACAGCCAAAAAACCAAAGGAAGAAAAGTGGATTGACGATTATAAATTACAAGTTGCAGCCTATGCTGTAGCAGTTTGGGATAGAATGCAAATACAGGTAAATACTTGTAGAATTCTAATATCAAATGAAAGTGACCATAAACCTCAAACATTTACGATGTCATCTAGAGATATTAGAGACTATTATATTATGTTTAGAAAAAGGCTAACTACCTTTTACGAAATGCACCCGATTAAAGAGATATAGGGGCTCCTATGTTTCGTAGAAGATCTAATCTAACTGATACACTTCTACCCAACGGCCCGTATATTTTTAAATAAATGAATTGCTGTCGAGTTGTATTAAGAGTTCCATATTCACTTTTTGCTAAAACACCCCATACATTTTGATGTCCAGCTACATAGAAATGTTGACCTCCTCGTGCTGCAATTTTATCAGCTGTAGTTACTTCACTCAATGGATATGCCATCAAATCTAATCCTAAGTATGGCGCATCTATTGTATTTCCAGTTACTGCATTATTTAAACGAGCAGAACCATTTTGTATTTCTTCTATTGATGCAGGTCGCGGTCTATTAGATCTTCCAGTCCATGGAATATATACTGGTACAGCAAAGTAATTACGCATTGCAAGTCTTTGAGGTGGTCCCAATATAATGTATTCCATCCCTTGTATAAAGGCTCTGTCTTTAAAAGATTTTAACAAATCTCTATACATTCCAAGAGTAGGTCGGATTCGTAGAGCTTCCTTTATTTCACCAGCTGTTCTTGGATAAAAACCGTATGTTGAATTATTATTACGACGCTCTGTATTTTCTTGATGTGCTTGATCTGTTTGTTCTTGTCTTTGTTTAACTATTGTTTCTTGTCTTTGTGCGGCAACTGCTGGTGTTAATTTATTTTCGATATATTGTTTTTCTTCACGACTTAAATTAACATCATCTAAATCTGGGATTTCATCAATATTTACTTTTACCCATTTTGTTTTATCTCTAGTTGTTCTAGCATCCGGCGCATCAGTTATAGTAATTTCATTTCTTTGAACTCTAATCATTTGACTAATACCTAGTGCTCTATATTCTCCATTACGCAATTGTGCAACTTCTCTAATCGGTAATGGCTCATAATCGCTTTGATACAAATACTGTTTAACTACAATAAAATCTCCAATATTCCAATCTGCATCTGGGTCAGCACCATACTTTGCAAGTCTAGCAATCAGACGTTTTCTGGTTACTCTTTCTACCTCAGCTAATCTAAGTCGTTCTGCTTCAGCTCTTCTATTTTCTTCTTCTTGTTGGGCTTGTGCTGCTCTACCCCTAGATGCAGTAATTTCAGCCAATTTTTCACTAGTTATTCGACCTTCCGTTTTTAGAGATTGTAAGTATTCAGAACTTAAATTTGATAAAAATTCGTTTGGTAAAACTTCAATAAGTTCATCATCCATATCAAACTTATCTGGAGTAGTATTAGAGAAGGATATCGTCATCTCTATGAATTCTCTAACAACATTTACTATATGTTGAGTTGCCATTGTTTTGTCAAGAGCTAACCAATTAGCTGGCCCAACTACTGCTAACACATCATCTTCTGCTCTTTGTCCAGTTGTTGCATCGACTTTTGTTTGTAATAGTGAAGCCCAAACAAAATCTTTTGCTAATGTTCCGCCTGTGTTTGATGAAATATATTTTACTTTTCTCAAAAGCGCTCTATATAATTTCATACTCAATCCTGAATTGCGTATACCAGTTGGGATTCCCTCATTTGGAAAATGACTCCTTTGAAATTCATCAGGTCCATCAGTTTTCATATAAATTGCGTCACTATCGTTTGGGTAAACATCACGCCATTTTCCTATTCCGGTAGTAAATCTAGACTGATTTATGCTTTTTAACTCATTCATTAATTGTACAATTTGTTGATTATTAAACCTTGGATAGTACATGCGGGCCCCACCATATTGTTCCATTGTAATATCAGTAAACTTTACTTCTCGTAATAATTTGCTAAGCTCCTTAACTTTTTCACTCCATCTACGACGCTCACCAATAGAACTATTTGTCAATTTAGAAACACTAGAAATTCCCATTTCTGTAATTTCTTTAGATTCACCTACTAGTTTAATAAACGATTCAATCATGAATTCTAATCTTTTTAGTTATTTATTTAACAAAATTAATACTATCTACTATACGTTCTCGCTATAAATAATAATCTATGCAAAAGATAACAATTAAAAAACATGGAATATTTTTTTCATTTTGGGACGAGTCTTCTGCTACTTGGGTAGACAAAGATATTAGTGAATCTACTTTCCCAATCTCTAGATATTTGTGGTATTCAGTTCAACTAACAGATGAAGTAACTCTTCGCGATCTATTAAAATTATTAAATAAACATAAGGACATTATTCAAGTAATGTTTTCACATGCTTTAACTGGAATAACGTGCGATCAAATAATTGAACTAATCGATTCACCAAAAAAAGTAGAACCTGTACCTATGAATATTTTGTACTTGTTTAAAATTGGTGAAGTAACTCCAATAAAAGATGAGACATTAGAATTTATTAATATTTACCCAGTCATTATGGGAGTTTCGGTAAAAGATGGTGAAGAAGAAGAAGGAGTTCACCACTTATCGTCATTTGACGTTAGAGATTGGTTAGATTTACCGTTGGCAATAGATTCATTTATTGAATTTACTAATATAGCAGAGGATGAAATAGAAATGGAAGGTTTAATAAGCTGGCAATTATTCGAAGTCATTAATACTATATTATCTCAAATTTCTCTTACTTTGCAAATCACTAATGCTTTAATAACAAAGGACTCTAACAAATTAGAAAGTGGGCCAATGTTAATTGAAGAATTATTCATTTGGCTTGATGAATTAGATTCAATTCTTTTGTCCAAGTAAAATTACATAGGATATGGGGTAGATCCAGCGTTTGGCGGAGGAGCAGTTGGCTCTGGATCTTCACCTTGATCATCTCTAAACCCACCCTCGCGATTATTAGGATATTGGTTATATTCTCTATCTCTTCTATAGTGATCACCCTCGAATCCTCCATTCCCACCGTATTCATCATATTCATTATCATAATAATTTCGATAATCTCGTTTTTGCCTTTGTATTTGATAAGTAATGTACCCACCAACTGCAAATTCAAGAGATGCCCACATTATAAAATCGTACATGTCAATATCTGCGTATTTGAATATGATAAAAAGAATCATGGCAGTTTGCCCAATGATAAATGAAATACCAGATTCTATTCGCTTTTTAGAAAAATATGATGGCTCACTAGAATACATATTTCTAAATTCACGAATAAACCATTTAGTATTATTCCATCCAAAAAATAAGTCGCCGTCCTTTTTATAAGGTTTAGGTCTTCGTCTATTACGGCTCATCATAGTTTTCTGATAAATTATATTTTCTCATTCTTGCAGATTTTTGACCAGTTAGATCTCTCCATAATTCCCTAACATCAGGTTGACCTAATGCACCAGTTTGAACCATTGTATAGAATTCATTATCTGAATTTTGCATCATAATAAACCAAGTTTGTAAATTTGGCGATTTATCTAATTGCTGTATTCTAGATTGTAAACGTCTAAATCTTGGAAATAACTCAGAATCATAGCGAGTTCCTTTATATCGTCTATTAATGTCCAAGTCCTTAAGATTTCGTAAAGGCCGTGAAGTTTCATTAACCCATTGATCAAATGCTAAAATGTTCATCGTATAGTTATTTATTACCAGAAAGCAGATAAATAAAAACAAAAGTATCTAATAGATATGCCAATTCACATGTATGAGGAATGGATAAAGGAATCTGAAAAAGTTGATCCATCTGTACCTGAACCAACTGCTACACCTGCACCTATTCAGCCTGCTGGAGTTGAACCAATCCCAGCAACTACTGATACTACATCAGATATAGAAACAGGTTTAGAAACTCCGCCTGCTGAAGAAACTGAACTTTCCGAACAAGAAGAATTCGAACAAATTGATACAACTAGGCGTGCTGCAATTACTGCATTTAAAGACAAGCAAAAGGAATATATGGAAATACCTAAGGAAATCCGAAATAACCCAACTAGTGATGAGGATAAAACTAAGGTTGAAAGTTTAAAGGCTGATTTGCAGAATCTTAATACGGCTATGAAGGATGCAGTTACTGCATATGATGAATTCAATGACAAAATGTTAGGTTCTTCAATCGAAGGAGATATTGAACCATAAAATAATTAGTATTAAATGAAACAGTTTATAGTCGGATTTGGAAAATTCGTTAATGAAATGTATAATCAAGGTGAAGGCCTTGATAAAACTTCAAATTGTTGTAATGCGAGCATCTTAGAAGATGGAACATGTTCTGAGTGTGGAGCTTTTGAAATTACTGAGGATAATCCAGAAGATTTCGAACCTCAATTTAATAATGAAATGCCAGAGGAAGCTGATGATACACTAGTTGATGACCTCGAAGATGATCAGTTTGAAGAACCATACGACGAATTAGAACTTGATCTTGGCGATCTGGAAGAAATTGAGCCTGAACATTATCGTCGCCATTCTGGGGTGTACGAAAAAAGAAAAAATAAGTAAAAATATTTTACCTAAGTATGAAAAAATTTGTTCTAAACTTTACAGGTTTTGTTAATGAAAATTTTAGTGAAGAGTTTGATACTCTTACTGCTGATGATGTAGCAGTTGAAGAAGTACCAGAAGAAGTTATAAAATTAGCAACATTTATTGTTAATGGAAATTTTGAAGGTAATCGTAGTCCAAAAGTAGTAGATAATACTATTAAAATTAGTGTATCTGATCAGGACTTTAAATATGCACCGGAAACTTTAAATCTTAGAGATTTTGGATTTGAAACTTGGAGTGGAAAGCCATTTGACGTAAGATTGAAATTAGATGATGCTGATGAAAACAGTAAGGAATTAACATATTCTATTGAATATGCAGCAAAATCTGCACGTAGAGCAAAAGTCGAAGTCGAAGATGAATTTGATGTAGAAGATGAATACGAAAAGAATAGAGACGAATTTGGTGATGTTCCTGAAACGCCAGATGAAGATTCGGGCGAATTAGTAGCTAAAGGAACAAGTTTATTCAAAGACGAAACTGATCTCGTTGATGACGATGATGAAGAATTAATGGAAGGCCGTAAAAAACAACAGGGTGGATTTCCAAAACTAAAAATTAAACAAGCGCCTAAGAACTCAAACCCAAATTTTAATCCAAAAAATCAGCCAAAAAAAGCAGATTTATTGAAAAAGGATCCAAAGAAAATGACCGATCCGATTAAAGATAAAAATGATGATAAGTTTGTTCCGCCAGTAAAGAAGTAAATACTTATTAATTATCTTATTCCCATTAGTCCCTGAAGCAATTCAAACTAGTGGGTTTCGTTTTTTATAGGGTTTCCATCTTAAAGGCCATCTTTTCCAAGTGTTTCTTTACCGTTTCTTCCAATAGTTTTACTTCGCTTATTTGCTTTGTCAAAGGCGGTTCGTAGCGTTCCACCAGTTCTTTTATGCGTTTGGATACACAAAGCCGAATTCATTCGGCTTTTTTTATCAATATTTGGTAAAATATAATAAAGCAAGAAATATGAAATCTATTTTAATTGTAATTTCATTCTTAATTTTAGGGATTTCGAGTTTTTCCCAATCAATAGAACAAGTATTTATTGATAAATTAAATTCAGTAAGAGCTGGATATTCATTGCCAATTTTTAATCGAGCAAATTCATTTGATTCTGCGGCAAATCATCACGCCAATTGGATAGTTCGCACATCGACTCTAAGTCATACTCAAACCAAAGCATTACCAAATACCAAATTATTACCCCAACTGTTTGATAGAGGTAAAGAATTTGGAGAAACTATTTTATCTGAAAATTTAATTTTTGCAATTCAATATACAAATGGGCAAACTATTGATTCACTAGATATAGGAAATGCAATTTATGATATTTGGGAAAATTCAAAACCTCATTTACAAAATATGTTAATCAATTATGGTTCAACCATGCAACATATGATAGGAATATCACTTTATAAATTCCCAGATAGTAATAGTTGTACAGTCGTTGTAGTTTTTGGCATTAGATCGACTAGCTCTGCTTTGCTAGTAATTGGTCAGCATTAGCAGCTTGACACATCGTTGATATGGTAAATCTAGTTGCAGCTAATGGAGAAAAAACTCTAATTTTAAAATCATCGTTTTCCCAAGATTTCATTACCGTAACTGAATAAATCCCAGTTGCTGCATTTTGGTATTGTCCTTTTGCTACAATCCATGTTCCATCTTGGGCAATTGCATTTGGTTGAAGTTCTCTCAGAGTTTTAGTACTTCCTGCTCTTTGTAATTCAGCATTTATTTTTTGTTCTAAATCTACTATCTTTGCTAAATTTGGAGCATGTCTAGCTGACCCTTGAAATTGACTGAGAAATTCAATATCCCTATATTTAATATAGAACATATCTGGGATGTCAAGCGCATTGAATGATATTGTTATTGTATTGGTAGCCGGTATGGTGAGTATGAGGTCCGCAGCATATCCTACATAGTTATTAGTTGAAATTCCCATCTTACCATTATACAAACGGTCCTTTATTCCACATGGAACTTTTACTGCTTCTGGAATTGGTGTTCCGGTTTGAGTTACTTTCATTGATATGTATTGCCAAACCTTTTGTTCTTCTGGTGTTGCTCCTCCTCCTTGATTAGGTTTAGAAATCTTAGTAAATGTTACTTTAGTCTTTAGTGCTTGTGGTGTAGTTTTTAGCATTTCAGCCAATAGTTTAGTAATCAGAGTCTCAACTGTCATTAATCTAGCTGATGCTAATAAGTCATTGCCGCTTGGGTCAGCTTGTCCAGTCAAACCTTTATACCCAGCAGCAGTTAGTTTCTGGATGAATTCTGGCATTAGCCTAAGTGTTGAAGTAGAGGCAGTTAGTTCTATATTTGTTTGTCCATTCAGATATTTTGGAATGGACAGTTCAGTAACTATTGGTTTTAAATCGGTTTTTAATTTTTCAAGTTGATCTGCCGGTATTTCAGATTCAAGATATTTTCCACTATCAAAGTTAAATGAAAATCTAACTTCTTGATTTAGCGCACCACCTGTATTTTGTACAGGTTCAGCAGCTTCATTTACCCATTGTGTAAAGTTTTTAAGTGTTATCATATATTTATATTTATTAGTGATTATTAGTGATTATTAGTTGGTTGTAACAGTAACTCCTAAACCAAGTAAAATTGCAACAGCTGAATCAGATGCAGCTGATCTAGCTGAATTATTTCCACCAAGATTTAAAATACGAGTTCCTGAACCTGCCCATGGTGCAGTAGATAAGTCAATTAATAAATTATCAACTTGAGTTGTAGTTAGTCCATATGTTGCTGCCGGTAAAATTCTAATTAAATATATGCCAGTTCTAGTCCAAGTAGTAGAAGTATATGAGTATGAACAAGAAAAACCAGTTAATTCTACAGATCTGCAATTTGATAAATTTGCAATATTTCCGCCTGTCATACCTGAGCCTACTCCAATTAATTCAAAACTTGCTAAATTTGCTGGTAGTGTTCCATCTAGTGAACCAGTTAAATTATTTCCAGTATTTACAGAGGTTAGTATACATGTATGCAGTGAAGTTGGCAAACTATTTATTGAGCCTGTTAAATTTGTACCAGCTGAGATAATTGTAAGACTTTCTAAACCTGATGGTAGACTACTAATTGAACCAGTTAGTGTCGTACTGATATTGTTTAAATATAGGGTCCATAGACCAGATGCTAGTGAACTAATATTACCTGCTATTCCAGTTTGGTTTCGTATATAAATAATTCGCATTGTACTTGGAAGATTTGAGATGCTTCCAGTAATATTTCCATTATCTTCAAGATTAAGTGTTTCTAATGTAGTTTGTGTACTTGCAAAACTATCAATAGTACCAGTTAAATTAATGAATCGATCAAATGAAATCCAGGTAAGAGCGCTAGATGCTAAATTTGCAATTGTTCCAGTTATAGCAGTATTGTCAGCTGATCCGTTTGAAAAGTTTAAAAATTCTAAACTTGACCCAAATTGTGCAATTGTTCCAGTTAGACTAGAATAATCATTTGATGTCATTCCTAAATCTGTTAGGTTTGTAGGTAAATTACTAATAGCGCCAGTTAATCCAACAAGTGGGCTATTACTATTAAAACTAAGATTTGTAATATTTGCTGGAATAATATCAGTTTCGATTTGGGTTGGAACAACTCTAGTTGAAATGGCAGTTAGTTGATCAGTGTCTGTATTTATGGTTATTGTATAATTACCGGCAGTCGCATAAGTATGACTGAGTGAGACTGGTGAACCTGTCATTGTATATGTATTAGTTCCACCATCATTCCATTCTACATCAAGTACTGTACCAGCTGGTCCAGTTAGTCTAATATGAGAGCTAGTAGAGGTTGGTATTGACCAGTTGTTACTCGGTACAGTAATTACAATTTCAATAGGTGGTCCACCTCCACCTGGTTCAGGCAGTAAGAGTATTCTATTGCTAGGAGAAGTTTGTACTGTATCTAGTTGTATATCTAAATTTTGAGTACTAAACGGTCCATCATATGAGTCTAATACGATTCTGCAGATTGTCAAGGTATTCGGTTCTTTCTTTTATTTATTTTCGTCCGTGTGTGGGGTACTTTCGCTGGTGCACCAGCACATAATCCTAAAACTAAGATTCATTTGTACAGTAAAAAACAGAAAATTAACAATTGTTTTTATGGATAGTAAAATGGCAAAACTTATTACCGAGAGATTGAGTAAGCCAGATCTCATTTTGGTAGTTAGAGTACCTGTATTGGGTATGAGTCAAGAAAAGATTTGGCTAATGGCAAAGGACTCATCTGAGGTTATAAAGAAGGCTGTTCCTGAGGCTAGGGTTATTGTGCTTCCTGTTAATCAGACAGATGGGTCAATTGAGTGTATTAATCCAAGACTTGTTAATTTGGATGAATGGCAAAAGATTGAGGATACATTGAACCGGTTGGAAGCAGATCTTGCATCATTGAGACCAGTTGGTAACCAGGAAGTCAAGTAAATCAGTATATTATTTTAAAATTAAGAGTATGAAGCACATTAAACGAATGTTTATTCGAATTTTGTATTTGGCCCAATTGGTTATTTTTATACCAGTTTTTGCTGCATTAGCAGTTTATGGTATTTGGTTTTTTATTGGGTTTTAACGGGTCGAAATGTTTTCAGTGATTATGTAAATTATCAGCCTTTATCATTTACTAATTTTTTGCCTAAGAATTATGAGATTGATAATTTATGGAATGAACCGTATACTCGAGATATTAATGGTAAGCGGTTAGATTCTTTTTTTGGAACTGGCGATACTTCTAGTTTTAGTGGGCAGTTTACTAATAATGATTATTTTTCACCGTATTGATATGAAAGAAAAATTTTTAGCTGGTTTAATTGTAATCCTAGTTATAGGCATAATTGCCTGGTTACTTGGTAGTTTTATAACAGATGATGTTATGTGGTTTGTTAATTCAGTAGAAGGCAAAGTTTCTGCAATTATTGTATTGATTGCAAGTATACATTTGATCTTTAATACTGAGGCTGAGGATTTTGATGATGATAATTCTTATCCGTGTTAAAATAAAACTTAAACAACATGACACCGCAAGAAAAAGCACAGGAATTAGTTACAAAGTTCAAAGATTATGTTCCGGGGTACATTGGTAGCTCAATGCTCACAAATCACGAATACCCAGAGCAAATTCTTCTTAATTCAAAAAGACTATCAAAAGAAGTCGTTGATGAAATTATTAAAACGGATGCACTGATTGATGAAGAAATCTATGTTGAAACCCCTTCTTATATGCAATATTGGTTGGAAGTTAAGGCATGGATAGACGAATCGGTTTAGTTGAAAGGGTTCAAACCTTTAAAATAAAACAATATTATGTTTGCATATAAAGTAAAGCATATACCTAGTGGATTATATTGGAAAGGTGGAGGTGTGCCTAGTCATAGAGTATATGATCTTAAAAAGGCAGATCCAAAGAATATAGAAACTAAGGTTTTGAAAATGAAATTCAGTAAAATTGGTAAAGTTTGGGGACAAGCGAATCATGTGAGTACCGCTTTATTATTTGCAAAATCTGATAAGTATATAAAAGACATATTGGATCAATGTGAAGTTGAAAAATATGAACTCGTATTAGTACCAGAGAAAGCGAAATAGATAAGATAAAATTCTTAATTCTATGATAAACTCAGCTTTCTTTAGGAACTTGTGTATGATAAATCTTAGAAGACTTATTAGTGCAATAATAGGAGTCTCTATTGGGTATTATCTACTTACTCAAGGCTTAAATATACTTGAAATATTCATTGCTGAATTAGTACCAGCAACCTTAGTCTTTATAGATTGGTATATTACCGATTGTAACAAAAAACACGAACCCAAAAATTAAATAATGGCTATAATCAAAACAATGGAAATATCTCGTCCAAAAACAAGAGGTGAACTACTTGATAAACTGAAACTTGGAATCAAATGTGAAGTTATTGCTTCAAATGCAGAATTTACAAAAATATGCCTAGATGGCTGGCTAAAATTTGAAGGGAAATACAAAGTATCACCATCTCATAATACAGGCTGGGTTATCTTTGAAGCAATATAATTCGAAATTTTAATAAAAACAATCTCCTGCAACCCGGGAGATTTTTTGTTTTTACAGAAATCCTCTAGCCTGGGGGAATCCAAGAATCCAAGAAATCATAGAGAACCTAGATAAAAGAATTAAGGAAACCTGGCAAAATGGTTGGAGAAACCGGCCCAGTACTTGGGGGTACGGGAAAAAAGTAAAAGTGATATGTTGTCACTCCTGATATACATTTTTATAGCAGCCTAAAGTGTACCTGGGGCACCTCCAGGAGTGCTTCTGGGTGCCTCCAGGAGTGACATTTTAGTGATCCAGGTACACCTCCAGGAGCAACCAGGGGTGCTGTTCTGGTGCTTCCAGGAGTGCCTCCAGGCAACAGCCAGAAGGCCTCCTAGAGTAACAGCCAGGCGGTGGGAGTAAAGGCTATTGTTTCAACATTGCTACTGAGCCAGTATGACTGACCGTAACGAGATAGTTGATCGAATTGATTCGAACAGAATAGACTTTAAACCGATCAGTCTCTGCCTCGAGATAAGCTTGGTCTGCTGCTAAGCTAGGCAAAGAAACTTGTTCTGCTTGGCAGGATTCCGGGCAACAACTTGTAAATGACAAACTCGCGAAAATCGCGAGACTCAGGATCAGCATGATCTTTTTCATGGTTTGTTTTTTAGTTTAGATTATTGTACTACTAAGCCACAAGAAAATCTCGAGCCTAGGTTCCGTCTGCGATCAGCTCAGAATAGTCTTCTGACTTGGAAGTTTCGCGCAACAGTCCAACTTTGCGAAGCAGACTGTAATAAAGAATCAAAGCTCGGATTTTCATGTCGCTTGTATTGATAGAGTAAATATAGATAATAATCGCGAAAGGAAAAAATAGAGACCAATAGATCTACTTGTGATAGGTAATCTGTCTATTATAGTTTGAGTACCGATCGTTAGCAGAAAGCAGACTCGAGAAAGTCATAGGAATTCTGTGACAGACTACCAGCCTTGTCCCAGACCAGGCTGATACACAACAAAATAGCTAACGATCGGTTACAATTTGCGCTAACGATCGATTACAATTTGCGCTAACGATCGGTTACAATTTGCGCTAACGATCGGTTACAATTTGCGAACCTAGCATTTGAGTACCGATCGTTAGCAGAAAGCAGATCATTTGAGTACCGATCGTTAACAACAACTTGTAGGTTAGTTACACTTTGAATACGATCGTTCATGCGAGAAATTATACAAGTAGTTTGTATAAATTGTATAAGTTGTAGAACTTGTATACTAATAAATAGTAATAGAGATAGTCGCATGTATGACTTACTCTAACTAATTCTAATCCAATACGTTATGCGAGAACCTATTGATAGCATGCACGATCGAATACTGGTAGTCCTTGAAAAAGCTGGTCGTAACAAACGCCAGATCGGAAGAACCCTTGATAAATTAGAAAAAGAGATACGCCAACAGACTGGCGAGAAAAATACAGAATGGACTGAAGAATACTATGTATACTTGTTAGAGCTATATAGACAAGGAATAGACAAAGCTATTCAGTCAGCGGTATCACGCGAGGAATACGAATGGGCAGAGATCCTGACCTGTAGAAAAGCAAATGTCGATTCGACGCTCGATGTTCTTGAACCAGTGAAATGATTCTCTATTTTTTACTCTTATTTCTTTTTAGTATTTTAGCTATACTAAACTGAGTAATATGGCAATCAAAAATGGAGATCAGATAAAAATCACGTGGCTTCCGCCTTGTCGTAACGGCAACGGCTCGAGAAATCCGTACATTGGAATGTCAGGTACTGTTCATGACCTAAAAGACGGGAGGTTCGACCTCTTTACTGGTACGTCATGGTTGGTCGGTATCCAAACTGGTTTCTTCAAACTTAGATACAAGCGAATTAAATCAGCCTGACTTTTTCCTTTAAACTATTGGTATTATATTTGTCTTATTAAACTGAAGAACTATGCGGTCATTGAGATTACTCGTTACGGAAAAATGCCATCGCTCTTGCGAAGGATGCTGTAATAAAGACCACGACTTGGCAGCTTTACCTGTCGTAGACTGGTCTGAACCATTCGAGACAATCATGCTTACCGGCGGAGAACCTTTACTTGAAGGCCAATTACCAAAGACCATCGAGCTGTTGAAGAATCTGGCCATGAACGAAGCAAAACTGATTGTCTATACGAGTCTGTCTCGCAACGTTCCTAAGATCTTAAACCTGGTAGACGGTGTTACACTAACTCTACACGAACAGTCTGATGTAGAACCATTCCTTAATCTTAATGAAATGCTCATATGGCGGTTAGGTACTGGGTCTAAGTCATTAAGACTCAATGTGTTTGATGGTATCCAAATACCGAGCAATGTCAACCTGTCACACTGGAAAGTTAAAAATAACATACACTGGATCAAAAACTGTCCACTCCCTAGTAATGAAGTCTTCATGCGAGTTTAACTAGGGTTTTTTCCTTTCGACTATTCTTAATATTTTAGCATTACAAACTAATTACAATGGGAGACGAAGCATACGCATTATCAATGCAATATGATGATTACTTTATATCATCTACTGAATTTGTTAATGATATAAAATCAGAAATGCGAACATCTGCTACAGTTTATGCCTTTAATAAAAAGAAAAAAGTAGGCGAACAGTGTCAGTGTGCTGGACCTATGTGTAATAAACGATTTATTAAGAAATCATATCAACAAGCTTTTTGTCGAACTAAATGTAAAGATCAATTCTGGAATAGAATCAAATTCTGGAAAGATGAAGATAAAGTTCAAGCTTTGTGTAATCATATTGATTCCATTAATTATGGTTCGGATCATGATGATAACTAACGATTAAACAAACAAGACAATGGACGCAAGCCAAGTAAAACCAGGTTATCTGTATGAAGTCATGTACCCATGGGGTAAAGGCAAACTTCGTGGATGGGGTAGAGTAACTCCAGCGAAACATGATCCAAGCCCAACTGGAGTTATGTACATTATAACTGAAAGTGGTGGAGTTGGGTATGATAAGGTCGAAGACCTAGAAATTGTAAGAGAAGTCTGTAAACTTGATCAAGACTAAAACCAATCATTATGAAAATTTATTATTTGGAAAACGGCTCGCTCTGTATAGAGCTTGAAACATTGGAAGATCGCATCATTTTTAGAACATTGCACGCACCGTCCTCGTCTTCTATTGACAATACTGGTCAGCTTACGTTCAGGAAAGGCTCTTGTAATACGTTTATTGCCTCGCCTAAAAGTGTGTTTTCGGTTATCGACCGTGACTTCATGATCCAGTGTTACAATGACGAAACTAAGTTGCGAGCAGTCAAAGCAGTTAAGGACGTAACCAGTTGGAGCTTGAAAGAATGTAAAGATTATGTTGATAATATTTGGGACAAAATAAGAAACGGAACATACTGATTTTTTCCTTTCGTCCATTAGTTCTATATTAGCTTAAACAATTAAAAACCAAACACATGAATATGTTAGTCTTGCTTGCCATTATCATTCTTGGAGTTAATGCCTCTCGTTTTTTGGTTGGCGCAATTTCGCTACTTGTAAAAAAACCAGATGGTGTAAAAATGCCTTGGTACATGCTCGCATTAAATATGCTTGAGGCTCTTATTATTGTAGCCGGCTATGTGCTGTTGGTCGTGGCCTATTATAAGTAAGTCTGGATTTTTTACTGACGCAAATTAGTTCTATATTAGCTTAACAATCAAACTGATACGTCATGGTCTTTTCAAAAGAAACTCGAAACAAGATTAAAGATGCCATCCTTAATTATGGAGAAGGTATCACGTATATTGAATTCAGTATTGATAACCTTGACCAGATGGTTTCTGACATTGAGGCAATCGTTTATGCTGAACAAGAAGCTTTGCGTAGAGAACCTGACCGGCCTGTCTCAGTTGCTGAAAATAAAGCAAAGGCACCAAAAGTTGGCTCAATGATTCGAGCATATGTTCGTGATCTAAACAGATCAGAATTAATGCGAGTAATCGAGATCATCGGTAACCAGGTAATGTGCGAATTTGAAGACATCGAATATTGTGTTAAGCTTAAAACCGTTAATTGTGGTAGCGGTGATGAATTGCGTTGGGAAGCCCTCGAGTTATAATAACTGAAATATAAACTAAGTAAAACAAATCAATATGAAACACCTCTTCAGATTTCTGTATTTTCTAGTATTGCTTTTGACAATATACATTCTCTTTCCAATTGCATTTGCCGTGTTTGCAATAGTATATCTGTTCTGGAACTTTAAATGGATTCCGAAAACAGAGTGGAATAAGCTAACTCAAAATTGGATGGAAGTACCAGTCGGCCGCTTTGGTAAAACGATATGCTATCCTACTCCATTTGATTACTTAAGAAAAACCAATGGCCGCAAGACCGGTTGGATTGATAGTGACTAATAAAACTAAATCAACAGATCAAGTAAAATAAGCTATGAAACTTCCAAATCGGTCGATGCAAGGATATCGAGAGTTTATACTAAGATCTCTTAAAACCAAATATAGTAAATAAATTTCTATGTCAAATTCAAACAAAACACTGAGGCGAGACAATCCTGATTACCAGGAATTAAAGGCTCTTAAATCTGGTTATGTTGACGGGCTGCGTCGACTATTTTTAAATCTTCCTAACTGGAAACAGTTGTCAAGAGAAATGGGCGTATTAAACGTGCCAACTGATCTCAATGACCAACTGAAATTGCAAGCAGAAATTAAACGCAAACTTAAAAAATAATACTGATGGAACTTATAATCGCAATTATCATCGTTGGACTATTACTTGTTTACACCAGTTTTTCTTGGGGTCTAGTACTCTTTAAGTTTTGGGGTTGGTTTGTATTACCTGTCTTCGAGAATCTTCCTGTTCTGACTTTTTATCAAGCGATTGGGTTAATGTTAGTTATTGGACTATTTCACAGCCATTATATAACACCAAAAGAATATGATATGAAGAATGAAATGGTTTCACGATTATTACATCCATGGGTAGCCCTATTTGTTGGTTGGTTTATTAATGCTCTTATCTTTTAAATTTTTACTATCATATATTTTTCTTAAAATTATACAATACTTATGAAACATCGTAATGCTACAGTTTTGCCAACTGCGCCAAAACCAATCAATGAAAGACCTGACAATATGTCAATGTCAGATTATCGAGAATTAAGAAAAGAAACTAACAGAACTTTAAAAAACCGGATCCGCCGAGGTTTTCTTGTTCATCTTGCTCAAGAATTTTTGCTTGATGATAGAGGACAAATCGTCGGTACTAAGTTTCGTAAAGGAAAAACTTTTGTTGGCGATACAAAGTTCTTGCAAGTTATATAAGAAGCGAAGTCCAACCGTAAAGCCTTAAACACAAGGTCGCGAGGCGGCAATGGCTATCAGTTGTAGTGGAAGTCACCACTCAAAGACTAACTGATAAGAAACGCTAACCTATAAAGCACGGGTTAGCGTTTCGTATTTAAAACCTTTTGATCTTCGATTGTAGAAGAATTAAAGCAACATTTAATAAAATGCACGAACAATTAAAGCCTAGCGTACTAGCAAAGAGACAGATTAGAGTAGCGGTACTAACAGTAATTGGTGGTATTATTATATCTTTTCTTCTTGCATTTCCAATCAAATGGTTATGGAACTGGCTTATGCCTGAACTTTTTGAATTACCGATTATATCTGCAATTCAAGCATGGGGTATATCCTTTTTAACTAGTATGATATTTAAACCAAACGTAACTATTAACGAGCCCAAGAAACTCGAGAAAAGTTAGTTTTAAGTCATAGATAAATAATTTCGTGTAGGGTAGGATCTGATACATAGGTTTAGTTAGATGGATACAAAGTTAGTTAGTTAGGAAGCGAAAACAGTATGCTGTTTTCTTTAAATTCGACCTAATCCGTCGAATAGATTGGGACCCTTCTGCTTGGGTCCCAATCTCGTTTTTAATAGTATATTAAAAAAACAACAGAATTCCATGACAAATAAAGCAGAGCGAGAGCGCAAGACCAAGATCAAATTTAAAAACCGATTGAAAAAACATAATCTATGGAAGTCTTTCTTGAATAAGACCGGAGATTTCTATGTTTTCAAATCAACTGGATCTCCATGTAGTTGTGCAGGTTGTTCAGGCCAAAAGTACTCTCGAAAACTGAAGCATAACAGTTCTGAAATACCTGAAGAATAGTGATTTTTTCCTTTTGATAATTTGTGGTATATTTACTTAACGTTAATAAGAGATGGAAAATTTAAGCTTTGGACCTGTACCGTATGACGAACCCTGTCAACAGTTAGGCGAAACATATGAGCCTGACCTTGCTCGTAAAGAGTGTCGTACATTTTTAAATCAATTGATACGAGAATTCGGTGAACCACCAGAACAAGCAAAATTATTCATACAGAGTAATCCTCATGATTTTGGTAGCTACCTTACAGTAGACGTTAAATTCAATGAACTCGACCGGGCTGCAAGCGACTATGCATATATGATAGATGCAAAAGTACCTGCAAATTGGGATGACGAATCAAGAAAGGAATTAGGGTTATGATAAACTGGACGCCTGTTATTGAGAGACACTCGAGCGGGAATACTGAACTAGGCAAAGTCTGGTTAAGAACCGATCGCCAAAACTTGGTAACTGGCGTTTATACCATGTTTGGTAAAACAAAGAAGTTCGTGCCAAATCCAAATGAGACTTGGTCAGTAGAAGAAGGTATGATTATTGCTGAACTTGCTCTCGAGGAAGAACTTAACTTCAGACAAATGATTTCACAAATAAAAAAATACAACTAGATGGATCATTTAGCATTTAACACCAAATATAAAAGTGGAGACATTTTACTATGTATACAGGATGTTGTCTACAATGGTGTTACAATTTTTCATGCAAATGAATCATACTCAGTTAATTCTATATTATACTCTCGTATCAGTCTTGGAGATAAGACCCGGTATAAACCTAATTATTTAGTGAATGACTGTATACCGCAAAATCCGTCGCTGTTAGATACATCCCGAGTATATGTATTCTTTTCACCTGAAGAAGAGTTCATAAAAGATGAAAAAAACCATGGTGCAAGTGGAATGTCTAGTCACGGAAACATTGATATTCACTTTAAGAGTTCAATAATTAATTAATTTCACAAATAAAAAACTGATAAACAATGCCAATGTTCTTAGTATTTATGGCCGGTATCATAATTGGATATATGGTCGGTATGATTTTCGGCTTTGGGTTTGGCCCAGCATGGAGACGGTATAAAAAACATATTATTACCGAATACGAACGTGAGAAACTGCAAGAGTTAGATGATATTGTAGATAAACATCTGAAAAGCAGACGAGAGCGTAGCGTGAAAAATAAAGTATAAACATGGCGGATTTTTTCCTATTGGGGGATAGGATTATATTTGCTTACCTTAATAACTAGACAATGGAAAAACAAATTGAGGAATTTACAAATGGCGCGAATGCGTGCCAAACACAAGACGAATTAGATAGGTTTTGCAGCAAGAATTGCAGAATTCTGTTTAACCCAAGACTCTTTGATACACTTAATGAAGTTGTATATAAAGTAAGATATTCAATCATTCAGAATACTGGTAAGTACTGACTTTTTCCTGTCAGTTTAGTTAATTATTTTAGCTAATAATTACTACTCTATATGATGAACTACCATTTACCAGAACCGGATGCATGGAAGCGTCGAGATAATTCCATATTATTGGATGTACGTACTTGGGATTTTAAAATACACAATCGTACACGTGGAAAGATCAGACTTTATCTTGGACATTTTCAAGATGGAGACTTTCTTATTACAATACCTACGATACAGACAGTATCCCCAGAACATGATCTTGCCATACGGACTATTGCACAATCGATTGTATATGATCTTAATCAAACGTCTGATACTCGGAGACGCAAGAGACTTTCTCGTTAATATAAGAATATGAAACCACTAGTAATAAGCAGACCGCTAACAACTGCAGATAAATCAGAGTCTTTCAATCAGTATCTAGCTGATGTAAAGGATCTGAGTTTCTCGCTTACCATGAGCGAAGAAGCAGATCTAGCAAAAAGGATCCGGGCCGGGGATAGAGTCGCGCTCAATGAATTAGTGAACTCGAATCTTAGGTTTGTAATTAGTGTTGCAAACCAGTTCAGTGTGTTTGCTCCGATTGAGGATCTCGTTAATGAAGGAAATCTAGGATTAATTAAAGCAGCTCATAAGTTTGACGAAACCAGAGAAGTTAAGTTTATTACATATGCTGTTTGGTGGATAAGAGACAGTATTCTCAAGTATATCTCGCAGATACATCCAACTGTTAAGATAACTAGCGATAGACAAAGTGCTATGCACAAGTTAAGAAGAGCAGAAAGAGTACTCGAGCAGGAACTAGGTCGTAAACCTGTTTTTTCAGAAATTACAGATTATCTAAATACTTTAAACCCAAACCACCAGTACTCAGATGAGTATGTTGAGAGTTTATCAATTAACTGCAAGATCGAGACCGTTTCAATAGACGGATCTTTTGATTCTACTGATGACGATCGGTATCCAAACGAAGACTCGCTTATTCCTCCAACCCAGGATCTGACAACTGAGGAATTCTCGAGCGACATGAAGTCTACGATTAGAAAAGAGATCTTTACTAAATTGAAGTATCTAAATGTTACCGAACGCCAGGTAATTCAAGAGTTTTATGGTCTGGTCAATAAGCCCAAAACATTGGACTTGATATCAAAGGATCTTAAAATTTCTCCTGAACGGACTAGACAAATTCGAGATAAAGCTTTAGAAAAACTAAAAACTCAGGTTGACGAAGAGTTCAGGTATTTAACTGATTGATTTTTTCCTGTCAGAATCTTGGATTATATTTGCCTTACATTAAAACTATAACTCATGATCGAACAAATCCGCGATTATTTTCGTGAGCAGTATGCATATATCAATCTGCAAGAGCTCACTGACCAACAGTTATTGGATTTTATTGAGGCTCCTCATATTAAAGGTTTACCATTTACTCAGCAAATGGACTACCTGCGAGATTGGATACTTTCACAAGACCTTGCAGAAGTTACCGAATAAACCTGTGTTTCGGGTATCCCGTGGGAATTTGTGGCGAGTTCCTGCGGGATTTTTTCCTTTCAGCCATATGTTTTATATTAGCTTATGTTTAACTAAACTCACAATGGTATGAGAATCACGGCCGATCAGTCGAGAGTTATCCTCAAAAAGTTTGTTGAAGAGAACTTTCCACTTACTAAGGATTCTGCAGATTTGGACGATCTTCTTCGTCAGAAGCTAACATTCGAGGAACTTTGGGCTATTACTCGAACCCTTTGTAGGGAACACGGTAGGGACTTCCCAAGCGCTTATTTTAAGCAAGCAGGTGGAGCACTTTATGCGCTAGCTGAAATCGAAATCACTAAATATGTAAGTCGTAACCAAAAAAAGTAATTATGAAAAAACTGCTTTGTATATTATTGCTTGTAATGCCGAGTCTATTGTACTCGCAGCAATGTAACTTCCATAATAAGAAACCAATTCTAGAACTTGGGTTCGGTGGATCGATCTTTGACATTAATACATATGCTTCGTCGAACATTGCAATTCATGGAACTGTTGTACTGCAACAGTTTTACATTAACATTGGCAGCAATTTAGCAGCAACATATGGCGGCGAAGAAACCGACGAGAACAGGCCTGCATATGATCCACATAGAATCAGACTATACTCAGTAAATACTGGATACCTGTTTAAAATTAATGAATCTATTCAAATAGGTCCGGCTATTGGACTAACCATAGGTAAGGAGATATACATAAGCGAGAGAAATACCTTTGACAGCAAGGCTTATTACTTCGGCAATATCCAGAAATACTATAACTTTGGGGTAATCGGTATTATTCCACTCTGTGATTGGGCAAGATTCTATCTTGGGCTAGGCACGAGTGAACGAATAAAAGTAGGTTTAGCATATTCAATAATCTCGAATTAATAGTACTCTGATTTTTTACTGTCGAACTAAAGTATTAGATTTACTCTATATTTAGTTCGGCTGACAACCGCAGAGGGTATACTCCGACCAACACCAGTATTTGTAAAGATAAATTTTGCTCTGATTTTTTCCTTTCGTGGAATCTGGTTATATTTGCCTTATAATTAATCAAACACGCCACATGAAAAACTTAACCGCACCCCGTCCAAACGTCAACCCACTTGCTCTTCCGGTACTTGCACTTGCCGGTCGCGCAATATTGACCTTTCGTAATGTCGAAACTGGCTCACACTTCACAGCCATCATTCGTCAAAAACGCGACAAGAAAGATCGCAAGATCAAATTGCCAGCGTATAACGTATGGATCAGTTTACTTGGTGACGGCGAAACCCGCAAACGCTATGCAGGTTTGATTTTCACAGACCAACCACAAATTCGTATGTGGGTATCACGTGAAGTTCCGGCAAATGATCGTCTTGCTCAAGTTTTCAGATGGATGGTCGGAGCCATTCAGAATCCAGTTGTTCTTAGAGGAACTCCTTCAACTGTTGATGGACTCGTTCACAACAAAGTTGCCCTCTTTCACGAGAACAAATGCTGCCATTGTGGTTTAACACTTACACATCCTGAATCAATATACACTGGAATCGGCCCAGTTTGCATGAAAAACCTCGAACGCGAACTTGCAGCAAAAGACATTAAGGTCGCAGAGATTTTCGCACCAGTCGAAGCAATCTAAATATCATATCAACTGAAGCCAACCCACTCGGGTTGGCTTGGTTCGTTTGAGGACGAAGATCGGGTAGACTCCGACCTGCCACAGCATTATATGTATTACTCCCTAGTAACTAGTACAAATTATTTTCACTACCATTTTTTCCTTTCAATCATATTGGTTAAATTTACTTCATATTAATCAACTAACACTTTCGCCATGAGTAACTCACTTCCACCAATGACAGCCGAAGACCTTCGGACAGCTCTCAACCAGAGAGTTGTTTCATTCTATTATGTCAAAAAAGACGGCACTCTCAGGGAAGCGATCGGGACTACAATGTTGTCTGCTATTCCAACGAGTGGTCATCCTGCCGGTGTTCGTCAATCCTCACCAAGAGTGGTTCCTTATTGGGATTTTACTCGTCAAGCTTGGCGCAGTTTACAAGTCACTACTCAAGTGTTTCTGAAGCCCTAAGCGGGTGTCGGTTGCTGGTTATAAATAAGTATAAAGCCAGCAACCTATGTCACTAGTAATGTCATTTACGTCATTCATTAATGAATCAAAAATAAACGAGATGAGACACCACAGACGTGGACCGTATGGTTATCGTGGAGGATACGGATCTGCAAACGGAACTTCTGATTACTATCAAGTCAATGCTAAAGACGAGATGCGAGCTAAGGAGCTTAGTAAGCGCAAAATCAATACGCGCGATTCCATGACGCCTTTGCAGATCGCAATCGGTAATGCTGGTAAAATGGCTAAAGTGATTACTGATCCAGGAAAGCTTATCGCTAGAATGCAAGCAGTATACAACGAATGGGGTCCAGGTCCAGTTCTGCAACCATTCATTGATCGGATTATTGAATTGGAACCTCAGCATAAGAAGTATGTAGCTGCTTGGAGAATCGGACTTCGAGACGGAGAAGTTGCAGCTGATCCAGCAAGCCATCAAGATGAAGATGATATGGATGCAGTAGCAAATATCATGGCTTCATTAGGAATGTTACCACCAACCAAGTCAGCAAATTTCCAAGGTAACAGTGCTGAGAAGATCATCTATCAGGTTGCGTTCGATAAAGCGCTGGAGGAAGCTGGCATACCAGCATAGTACTCCCTAGTAACTGCGTAAGTCTTTAGTCAGCCTGCATTTTTTCCTGTCAGCCAGTTTTTTTATATTTGCAGTATAATTCTAATACTATGCGCTCAAACAAGATACGGGTTTTTTACAATCCTAAACAAGTACTTCAGTCGGACATAAACGGAAACTTCAGTAAGAGTCCGCTTAAGCCAAAGCTTTTACTCGAACATCTCGAGAAAGCTGGGTTAGGTTCTCACCTTGATATAGTATCAAAGTTCCGACCATTCAATGCATATGACTTTCAAATTGCTCATACCATTAAATACATAAAGGACTTTTTTACAGGTGGAAAGTTATCTACTTCAAATAACCTGACATGGTCTCCTCAATTTGCAGAGTCAGTTCGGTATACAAATGCCAGCCTATACGAAGCAATACAGAACTCCCTAGTAAACCCAAGCGAAGTAAGCTTTAGTCCAACAAGCGGGTTCCATCATGCTAAACCTGATAGTGGTATGGGATTCTGTACGTTTAGCGGACAGGTTATTGCAAGTGTTAAAGCATATCGCAAATTCGGAGCAGTTGGTTGCTATCTCGATTTAGATGGTCACTTCGGTAATTCGATAGAGAACAGCAGAGACTTCCAACCTGATCTGAATCTTGCAGTACCTAGGGGTTTCAACTTCAATACTCATACAACCGGTGAAGACTACTACAAAGAATTAACCTATTTTGTACTTAAGGTATTAACTCCAGCTATACTCTTAGGTAAGATCGATTATGTTGTATGGTGTCACGGTGCTGACAGTCATAAGGACGATGCATTAGGAAATCAAGTAAATACTGAACAATGGGTTCGTTGCTCGAAATTCTTTTGGAGTTGGGTAAACGAAATGGATAAAACATTAGGTCGCCCACTATCAGTATCATGTGCATTGTTTGGCGGATACAGACATGACGATTATAATTCAGTCTTAAGTTTACATGCGAGTGACTTACGCGAATGCATGAACTGCTTACTGAAGTTGAATGTGGAGTATACAACTCAAGTTAAAGCTGCTCCTAAACCATCTTACTATGGAACTTTCAGAGATGAGACCTTTACTTCTTCTCAATATCAGAGTTTAAGAAACCGGAGAGAAAGACTTAATGAAGTCGACCAATTAATGAAAGCACAAAGAGATCGGGAACGCCGTAATGAAGAGGAGTTTGAACGGTACTATGCAAACAGATACCGTATGTTATAACTTACTCCCTAGTGAATGTGCCATGCAGTCCAGGCATGGCAATTTTAGAGCTCCCAGTACTTGAGGGTTTTTCGTAAAATCTAAAAATGCCTCGTAATTTTTTCCATTCGCAGAATCTTTCTATATTAGCAATACAAACTTAACACAGACTATGCTACCATTAGAAACAGTCACACAAACAAGCGTACAACAATTAGCGCATGTACGAGAGATACTCGCTCAAATACCGTATATCGGTCAAGGCGGTTGTGGTATTTCTGCTCTTGCAATAGCTAGATGGATCAGAAAATCTGATATGAATGCTAGCGTTATATTTGTATTGGGTCAACAAGATCCAAATGATTATAGGAAAAATTCAGCTTCTCTAATTTATGAAAGCGAACCTACTTCTTGTACTCACATAGGTGTAATCATCTATGATCATGACACTGGAAAACAACAGATAGTTGATGCCAAATCCCAGTTCGATATGTTTGATTATGCATATTTAACTTCTTATAGGTCTGAAGAGCTGTTGGTTAAAGCTCTCAATGTCGTTTGTGATTGGAATACAATGTTTGATCGTAAAAGATATGTACCGTTTATCGAGAAACATTTGAAGATCAGTTTATCAGATGTAGATTGTCGTACAAAATCTGAGTATTTAAAGGAGCGAGCAAATGCC